GTGCTGGGACGGGTGTTCGACCCGCGTAACAACGCGCTTAACGCATGGCGGCTCGTCCTGGCTATCTCGGTGATTCTCTGGCACACCTGGCCCTTGACCGGCCACGAGATTCCGCCGAGGCCTATCACCCAGTTGCTTTCGCAGGTTGGGGTGGACGGATTCTTCGCCGTATCGGGGTTCCTGATCACTTCGAGTTGGATACGAAACCCGCAGCCGCGCAGTTACTTCACATCAAGGGCCTTGAGGATCCTCCCGGGATTGTGGGTATGCGTATTCATCACCGCGTTCGTCATCGCTCCACTCGGCGTGTTGATTCAACGTGGCTCCGTCAGCGAACTGATGAAGTCCGGGGCGCCCGCGGCGTACGTGTTGAACAACGGGCTGATGAATGTGCTGTTCTATCCCGGCATCGCCGGCACCCCGAAAAACATTCCATGGCCCGGGGTATGGAACGGCTCGTTGTGGACGCTGGCGTTCGAGACGGGCTGCTACATCGTCGTCGCGCTGCTCGGGATTTCGGGTCTACTGAAGCACCGGTGGACCATCCCCACCGCATTTGTGTTAACCCTCACCGCTACGGCAGTTTTCGGCTTCCCGGCTTTCGCACTGTCCACCATTCCCCAGATGATTGCCCGATTCGCAGTCATGTTCGCGGCCGGGGCGTTGATCTATCAATACCAGGACAAGATCCCCGCCAAATGGTCGCTGGTCGCCCTGTCGCTGGGACTGCTATTGCTATCCGGACTGCTGTCCAACTACCGCGTTCTGGGAGCAATCCCCTTGGCATATCTGGTGATTGCCTCCGGCGCGCTATTGAAACGCCTGAGCCTGCGCAACGACCTGTCCTACGGGGTGTACATCTATGCCTTTCCCATCCAGCAGCTACTCGTCATCATGGGACTCGCAACGTTGCGGGTATTCCCGTTCTTCATCGTGGCGACCCTGGTGACACTGCCCCTGGCAGCAATGAGCTGGTTCGTTGTGGAGAAACGCGCGTTGGCACTCAAGAAACGGCTGCGCGTCAAAGCGGGTGCGGGGTGACCATGCTGCTAGCCGTTGGATGCTCCTCGGATGGCTATCGTGTCGGCCGGGCGCCGCGTGCGGGCCGCGCTCACCGAATTGAACAAATGTGCCTGGCTCCCCGAACCGACAGCCGTAACCGGCAGACCGCTTCAGCGCGAGAAATCGACCGGTCCAGCGCGATCGCCCACACGTCGGCGGTCCACCGCCGCTGACCGACGCCACCTGCGACGACGGGCCACTTCTGCGTCGCACCGATTGAAATCCCCTCAGCCATTCCCGGTCCTCAGAGACAAAAAATCCCAGGTCGTCTGACCTGGGATTATGGTGGAGCTAAGGGGACTCGAACCCCTTGTTATCCACCTATATTCGCAGGTCAGAGCTTTTCTTGCCGAAAAAACGGACCTGTTGAGACCTATGCCCGACCTGCGGAAACCTATCGGAATGTTGGATCATCCAACACCCCAATTCGGGTGCTCATCGGTACCGTCGCCGGTACGGATTCTCGTAGAAGCCGTCCGGCCGCTCGACCTGGAACATGCTGGGCGCCAGCCACAGGGTCATCGTCACGCTCGACATCTCGTTGTCACTGAGCACGTCGATCTGCACCACCCCAATCCAGTGCGAATCGTGCGTCCGCATCCATGCGATCTGGTAGCCGCGCATCCATTCCTCGATGCGCAGCCCCTCTGCACGCACCGTGATGTTGCGGTTCCGGACACCTCCACCCACGCTCTCTGGCAAAGCCCGGCGCATGTTGACGTACACCAGCCGATAGATCCGCTTCAGGGTCGGGAACCGCGGATTGCTGCCCCACCTTTCGAACACATGTTCGATATTAGAGGTGCGCTCTTGTTAGCGGAACCCCGCATTCGGCTTCCGCTACAGGCTGCCGAATCAGGACCGCTCGATCAGCCGGCAGTTATCAGTGTGGTCACACGTGTCGGCTTATGCCTTGCTGGGTTGGCAGTCGGGCACCGTGTGATTGTTGGCGATGTCGCTCACGAGCCAGTCGGTAGTCTTGCGCAGGGTGAACGTGACCTCTGAGGCGCCTGGAACTGCGTGGTCGTTGGTGTGAGGGTACTCGCTGCGTGCGGTGAAATCGTAGGTGTAGCAGGCAAGTACCGTCGCATCGGAACCTTTGAGTTCCGTGATGGAGGTATTTGCGAGATTCACATTATTGGTCTCGCCCAGTTCTACCCCATCTGGTCCGAGGACTTCGCCGATGCCCTGTGCACGATGCTTGATATCGACCGTGGCTCCCGGTGCTAATACCGCCTTGAATTTGGCCATATCGGAATTCGGCCCTGGCGGCGATTGTGGGTCGCCTTGGCCGTAGTACCGGTAGTCCATGATCGTTGGCCACAAGACCTTGGTGAATCGGGCGGTGAGCGCCGGATCGCTGATCGCAGTGGTTGTAGCGACGGTCTTGGTTTCCGTCGTCGTTGTCGGGGCACAGGCCGCAGACAGGGCCGCCAGCACGATGATGGCCCGTTTCATGATCCCGGTATCCGCAAGATGTCGGCGTTGCCATGGCCTTTCACGGGATCCACTCGTACCGGGTCTCCCGAGCCGGGAGCATTGATCATGTATCCGTTGCCGAGGTAGATGCCCGTGTGGGTGGTGTCCCAGTTGGCCGCCCAAGGCTGCGATCCTCCGAATATCAAGATGTTGCCCGCCTGCGTGTTGTCGTTGCCGATGGTCGCGCCGGGGACCAGTGGTGCCACGCGCTCCAACCTCCCGCCGCGGTCAATAGTGTTGGTGCCCTGGTCAACGTCTATGCCTGCACCCTGCTCAAGCGAGTAGCGGACCAAACCGCCGCAGTCGTAGCCAGTTCGCAGATTGTCCTGGTAGGTGTGGGCACCACCGCCGAGTGGCCCCTCGCCGGGCGTTCCGGGCGGCGGGTCGCCCTGCAGTGTGCCGACAGAGGGGCCGTCCTTGTCCCGGTTGCCGCCCCACGCGTAGGTCGTGTTCTGCTGCCCGGCAGCATGTGCGATGGTGTCAATGTTCTTGTCGCCCGTGGGAGTTCGTGGATCGGGCAGCGGGTCGCCGGGTTTGAAGTTGGCCAGTCGTTGCCGCCATTCATTCGCCGACAACCCCGCAAGTAGCGGCGACGGCCGAGGGTTGTTGTGCAGGAAGTCTTTACCGCTCTCCGGCCCTGTGTGCCGTGCATTCGCTTCCGTAAGGCTCGGTACCGTTCCGTCCTTGGAGGGAAGCGGTAGCTGGTCGGCCGGGGTGAGTGTGCCGGCGGCGATGGTGGCGTCGTCGGCCTTGGGTTTGTCTTCCGGCTTGGGTTCTGGGTGCGGCGATGTCGGCACGGGGGGCTGCCCGACGTGTGGCCCGTCCGCCACTGCACCGCCCGGCGTGGTGATGGCTTTGAGCGCGTCTGCGATCTCCTGGTCGACGCCATCTGCCTTGTGCAGCAACGCTTTCATCTCGTCTTCGAGTTGTTGCTTGGCGAATGCTTCGTCTGCGCTCTTGGTGGAGCCGCCGGTGTTGATGGTGCCGTCGTTGTTGAGTTTCCAGTGGACCATTTGGCCGTCGCTGCCGAAGTGGCCGTTGTTTTCGATGGTCGACTTGAGGTAGCGGAAGCGGCTCTTGATGCCCAGAACTTCGTCGTACAAGGGCCGCAGCTTGTCCGCGACGGCCTTTGCCTGGTGTCCTTGCGCATCGATATCGACGCGGATCTTGCCGTGATACGCCCGCCACGCCTCAGCCGTCAGACCGCCCCAGCTTTCGAGATTGGCCTGCACACCGTCGAGCGTGTCGCCGAGCTTGACGTGGGACTTGTGAATGCCATCCATAGTGCCGATGACGTTTTTCAGGCCCTCATCGTCCCAATGCTCCACACCATCGCAGGTGGTCACTTGAAGCCCACCCGATTCTGCTCGTCCATGGTGACCGCAAGCCCAGTGAACTCATGCATGCCGTCCGCGTGCTGGGTCAGCTGGTGATGAAGCACGCGCGTCTGATCTACAAGCGCCTCGTGCGCCTTCTCCAGCGCCGCCTTGGTGGCATCGAGCATCCCCGCACCTGCTGACGCCAGGGTGTCGTGGTGCCTGCCGTGCTCGACCTTGGATTGGGTAATGCCATCCAGCAACAGATTCGCCTGCCGGATCAACGTCTCGGGATGGACACTAAGCGGTTCTTCAGGCATGAGAGGCCCCCCTCTGATCACGGATATCCGGGAACTATACGTGTAGTTACCGTGCCCCGCCAGAGTCCAACCGTTTGCTACGCAGGAAAATACGGCAGGAACGCATCCAGATGCGCACGTGCCGCGGTGAGGCAATCAGGGAACTGGCCAAACTTGCCAGATGTGCTGTCGACCTTCACGCCGTACGTACCGAAAGGCGCCGCGATATCGATAGCGCAGGTATCAGTGTTCCCGTCAAAGAGAAAGAAGCTCCGCGCCGGCCGACCACCGATATCGAGAGCGGTCGAGTTCGGATAGGTCTTCTTGTCCATGTCGAGCGTGTAGTTCGACGCAGCTACCGTCACCCCGTAGTCCTCTGGCGCCAAGTATCCGCAGGTGTTGTTTTCGGTCTCTCCGTCACTAGAACGATTCGGCCGCGGCGGGCGTCGATCTAGCTTCTGCTGAGCGATAACGCTCGCCGGGATCTGCTTGCAGGGGTCGTACGAGACGGTCGGCCGCCCCTTGGCGTTGGTGGCGACGGCGGATGTTGTTGCGGTTGTGGTGCTCGCTGCGGTGCTCTGAATACCCGAGTGGCTACACGAGGCCAGCAGGGCGGTTGACAGCGCCGCGACCACCCACTCGTAGCGGCTAGTGGCCATCGCCTGGCTTGAAAGCCCGCGTGTTGTGCTCCTCGGTCTGCTGGTACGCCTTCCGGGCGGCCACGAACAGCGATTTGAATTCCTCAACACGCTCAATGTGCGATTTGAACGTCGCCGCAGCGCTGTTGTCCGGAGCGCCGGCCTTATCTTGGAACTTCTTCGCCAGCTGCGCGCCCGACGACAGGTGATCTTCCGAGAACCCCAGCGGGTGATAACTCAGATTCGTAGCGTCGTCATGCAGTTCCCGCAATGAATCGATGTAGGTATCGCAGGCCTTGATCAGCTCGTTGAACGCCTCATCATCTATATGCAAAGCCAGCTGACCAGCGTTCGCGCTGTTGATCAGATTCTCGATGCCCATGTCCCCTCCATTCACGACCGCACGCGGCTGGCGGTTGCGGCAATCGTAGGCCAGGGAACAAGCCCTGGCAGGGCCCTTCGCAGTAGATCTTGGTCGACCACTGCCCACCGCAGTGCGCCCCCAGAACCATGGAGACACGCGTTACCACTCCTGACCTGCACGGGATCTTGTAATCTGCCGCTCAACTACAAACGAGGGGGAGCCGAACCGTGTCCAAGTTCAGGCGCATCTGCCTAGCGGTCTCTGCCGCTGTCATACCCGCCAGCATCGGCATCGGGTTCGCCGCGCCGGCCAGCGCGGGCTGCGAAGCAGGACCGTTTGCGCAGTACTGTGATGGCCCGATCAAGGCCGACGGGACATGGGATCGCTGCTTCACCTCTGCTCCGCAGTCGTTCTCCGGACAGTACGGTCAGGTGGCCGGCTTCATTCCGTCCACCGGCCGCTGCTACCCCGTCGACCCGAACGATTTCCCCCCAACGCCGCTCGGGCAGCCCCAGTACCACATCTACCCGTAGAACGGCAGCCTGTGGATAACCGGTTAGACGGTGTTGCCACCGGCCTCTAGTGTCGGGAGTGACAAACGCTGGAAAGTCTTTCCGCGTGATGTCACATCCCTGCGCGCTCTCCTCGCGCAGGGGCCGAGAAAAGCACTCGTGCCTCCGGACTTGCTCACGCCCCCGGCACCAACAACCGCCGTCTCGCAGTGCTTAGGTCAGTTGTTTGCGACCCTCGCTGCCTGCTCATCGATGAAGAGGAGCAGGCTCGCCGCGAAGAGTAGACCTTGAACTGCGTTGCGCCGATTGAACTGTCTCGGACTCACTGTGTGGGCTGTCGCGTTGCGGCTGAAAGTGTTCGGTATTCGGTCGCCGTTGTTCACCCAGAACTGTTGGTACGTCTGCCACATCGGGGCGAAGGCGATGAACTGACGGATCGTGAACTCTTGGTAGGCCGCAGTAGTTTGTGTGCGCTTGTTGGGCGTGTAATTCTTACGGTCGTCGCCGAAGTAGGCCGCCAGCAGGCTGTCAATTAGCGACCCCGTGAGCGCCTGAGCTGCCTCGGTATGTTCATCGTCGAGCGCATCCAAGGCGGCAACCGCGAACGACGCATACGGGATGACTAAATCCGATGCGAGCCCCTCGACAGCCTTGCGGCAGTCCGCGGACAACGCACTCCACCGACGCCCGAGAATGTCACGACGCTTAGCTGCGCTGTCCGCGTTGATCAGCGCCTTCGCGATTGCAGTTCGCGGAACACCGTACAGTGCGATGCCCTCGTCCATAACGACTCTCTCTACATCCCCAAACTCAAGATCTTCGATTTCGCGCAAGTTTGGCGGATAGAGGCCACGCGTCATCCGCTCAAGAGTCGGTCCCAGCGTCTTGAGCCAAGATGCTTGCTCGGCCGCAAACTGCTTTGCCACTCTAGCGACAGAGTCGCTGATCCCTATGTCGATCGTCTTCGTGAGGTTCGCGCTCAACTTTGCGAAATGCGCCTGCCTGTCGGCGAGCTGCGCGGCCAATCCAATTTGGATATCACGCGTGGGCTTGACCGCCTCCATGAGTTTCAACCGATGGGCCTCAATTCCAGACAGGATCGAGGCTCGGTTGAGAACTGACTGGGGGAGCGAAAACGAGGTGAGCTTAGCGGTTTTGGCAACAACATCAGCGAGGGCGTTGCTGTACAGAATGCTCGGGCCTCGCCAGCCAGCCAGCGCGCTGCGCAGCCTCTCCCGTGTCCCAGGATCGAGTATGAGGTCATCGCGCTCTTGAAGTTCATCTGGATTCGAGTCCGAATTCACAGTGGCAGGCTACTGCCAAAGACGGGACCACCAGGGCGATATTGCCGTCTAACCAGGCACGCTATTGGAGTTGCGCGGCGACGTCGAACTGGAATCCGTGGTTCCACACGTCCCAGGTACCTGGCAGCAGGAACAGTGTGCAGCCGTATGGCGCTTGCCGTCGGATGGTCTTCACCGCGTGGTCAACAGCCGTCATGCCATCCCACAGCGCATAGGCCGGATCCCCGTACTTGCCGTGTGCGCCGGTGGCGATGAACTTGATGGCGTCGAATAGCAGGCGCACCAGGTCGGGCAGGATCGCGAACAGTTGCAGCGGATTGAGCACCGCGCCAAACACATTCGCAGGCCCCGACGTCATCAGTCCGGCCAGGCCCTTCAACACTCCATGCAGTGGGTCGTCGCTCGGCGCGGTCCCGAGTAGCTGCTGGAACGCCTGTTTCGGGAACACGGTGAACAGATATCTGGCGAAATCCAAGGTCAGCTCTGCGCGAGTCAGCAGCTCGTACAACAGGAACAGCAGGCCGCGGGCACGCGGGTACCAGTCGCCGTCGATCGAATAGGACCAGTAGCGGTCCCACACCCAGGAGGGCTGGGGAGTTTTGGAGATCCCCTCCCCCGGATCATTTCCATTGAGGCTGCCTTCGGCGGGCATCGCCGGGTCGCCGAATGTGGTTACGCCGACGACGTATTCGCGCCATTCGGGCGGGAGCGCGCCCAGGAACTTCTGCACCGATACCCCGCCCATGCTGTAGCCGATAAGCCAGATGGGTGTGCCCGCCATCGGCCGGTAGAGGCGCATCGCTTCGTCGCGGAAATCATTGGTGGCCTTGGCGAAGCTGTGCGCTGTCGGCGGGTTCAGGAACGCCCGCGAATCGGCCCACACGCCCTGGATCGGGTACAGGGACGGCGCCGGGTTGGTGGGGGCTTCGACATAGGCGCCGATGGCCTTGCGTACGTCGAGGTTCGCCACGCCGTCACTACGCAGTGGGGTGGCGATCCCCATGCGCTGCAGCCTCTCCAACTCGCCAGGGTCGTTGTTCATGAACGTGGTGATGTCGATGACCGAAGCCTTGGTGGCCGCGGTGTACTTGCGGTCCAAGATGACGCCGTGCTCGATAGCGCGGCTGTTCTTCGGATAGGCGAGCAACAGCCGGCGTTCGATCGGTATCACCGCGTCGGATTCATCACCCTCCCCGTAGCCGATCCACTTACCGTCAGAGCCGTTCATGCGGCAGCCTTCTCGGCGTCGAGCCACGCTTCGATGTCCTCGGCGGCGACGGCCTTCTTGGTCTTGCTGATGCTGGCCAGCAGCGTCTTGGCGAGGTTGGCGTCTTCCTGCCGGTCCGGGTACTTGCCCGGGTTGTCGGCCGCGGTCGATACCTCCCAGAGCAGCGCGATGGACGGTGTGTGACCTTCCTTGGCCAGGGTGACTACTGCCGTCACGTGCTGGTTGGCGTCGATGGCGCGCGCCAGGTTGGCGCGGGTGTTCACGTTGCCTTCGCCGAGGTGCCGTAGCGGCGAGGTCGACGGAATCGGCGCGTTCTGCGCGCGAACGTAATCCAGGATCTCGCGCTGTTCGGAATCGGTCAGGGCCATAAGGAAACCTCCTGTGGTGCGGGTGTCGATTTGTGTCTGGACGTCGGTGCGGAAGATGTTCATGTCGATAGCGCCGGGGTCCCACTTGCCCTGCCGCACCCCGGCGGGCCCGAGTTGTGCCCATTCCTTGTGGGAGATAGCGCGTTTCGCCGTCTGGGCGAGCTTGCGTAGGATCGCTGCGAATGCCTTGACCGTGGCCTCGTATTGCACTGGCGGCCAGCCGGTCCGGTGTGGGGCGTTCTCCTGCGGCAGGATCGCGACCTCTACCCCGATCGTCACCGGGTTGGCGTTGTCGGTGGGAATCCCGGGCCACGACCCGACACCGGCATGATTGGCCTTGCCGATACCGCAGACCCATACATCGCCGTTGGGCCGGATCAGCAGGTGCGCGGCCAACCCCAGCGTCGGATGGAATGCGATCCCTTCTGGGGTCTCGTTGGCGTTGCCGGTGTGATGGAACACCGCGCCCCACAGCACGCCTTGGTCGCCTTCCCCGCGGTCTTTCCAGCCGTCCATCTCGAAAACGCGCAGCCCCTCGGCGCGAAGCACATCGGCCAGCCAGTATGGGTCTCCGCGGAAGCCGGGCGCCGGTGTCAGCACATCCGGGGTGGTCGGCACGGACGGATCCACGGGCCCGCCGGCCAGCGCGCGACGCAGCACCGACCATGCTTCGCCCCAACGCTGCGCATACCGATCCGGGAACGCCGACTTTTGGACCTGCTGCACGACTTGCCCTGCCACGGCTGGGTTTCCAGCAGCGCGCCCGTAGTCGTCGGGCAGCGCGGCCAGGAACATCACCGCGGAGTCGGCCAGGGTCATGCGTTTCCTGGCACCATTGAGGTCGCCGAACAGGCCGCCCCAGCCCCAAGGACGCCCTGGCGCACCAGGACGTGAGGCCTGCTGCTGGAAATAGCCCGACGAGAGAGCATCGTCGGATTGCGAGTCGTGGTCGAACTGCTCGGTTTGCGGGTCTGCCGCGTTCCACGGGCACCACCACTGCCGCTCCCCGTTGTCGTCTTCGGCGCCGACCTCGACATCGATGCACATGAGCGCCAAAACGGTGGCGAGCTCGTCAAGACCACGTGCCAGTGACACGGCGTGCACCTCGCAGGCGATCTGCTCGCGGCTGCGCAGCGGGCCGTCGGGCCGGAACCATACGAAACTCATCGGCTGCCACCACCGAAGAGCGGGACCAGCTGTTCAAGACGTTGCAGCAGTTGACCGAACCGGCCGTCGAACAGGCGGTCATCGAGTGTGCCGGGGATGGCGTCGGTGAGTTTGTCGACCGATTCGTCGGCCTTGCGCGCGAGCGCGGCGACCTCGGCACGCGCATCCTGCCGGAAATCGTTGAGGAACTTCGTCAACAGCTCACGGACCACCGCGGCGCATTGCTTGCCGATGCTGTCGAACAACTCCCCGCGCCACTGAGCTATCCGGGCCTTGATCACCATCCGTACTTCCCCTTACCGATATCTGGATCAAAGTTGTCCATGCGGTCACTGACGTAATGGGCTGCACACCAGCCAATCCGGAACGAGACTCCGGCCAGCGCGATGTAGAACGGCGGATACTTGACGAGCTGCGCGAAGGACTTGGCCGACATCAGCCCATCTCCACGTAGTCGATCGCGGGGCCAAATCTGCGTGGCCCCAAGAGATCCTTGGAGCCTTGCACGGAGATGATCAGCGACCGGTTTCCTGTTCCCTTGGGGGCGGTGGCGTTCTCGTCGTTCCACTCTTCGAGCAGGCTGCCGTTGCGGCGGAACGTGTGTACGTTCCCGACGAAGTTGTGCCGGATGACATCGCCAGCGCCGAATGTGCCGATCGTCTTGACCACAGTGTCCACCCCGGCCCTCCGCACGATCCGCAGCGTCGATGAATCCATTTGCACCCCAACGCCACCGGTGACAGCATTGTTGGACCCGCGCCCCAGGATCGTGGTTCTGCACAGGTCACCGGTTAGGCTGGGTCCTGATCCCTGGCTGCCGATGCGGAACTCCACATAGCCGTCGTCGCGGTCCAGCGTGGCGGCGTAGCGGGCGTGAGCGCCGTTCAGCTGCAGCGAGAGCAGCCCATCGGGCACTCCGAGGCGGCACACATTGCCGACCACACTGGGCTTATAACCGTCGACGCTGGGGCTGATCACCCAGTTGACGCCGAGATCGCCGTCAGCGCGGTTGAAGTCGTCGCGGATCCGGTTCGCTGACCACACCAGGGTTTCGCCGAGATAGGCCCGGGTAATGGCCTTCTCGCCGAGCATCATTGCCTTGATAGCGGTGCCGCCGAGGTAGATACCGGGCATCAGTCGCTCAGCAGGTAGAGGACGTTGGGTTCTTTGGTCGTCAGCGCTGTGTAGTCGGTCGAGGTCATGGGCACTGCGTCGAGCTTGATGGCGTTGCCTGCGCTGTCGTGGGCAGTGACAACACCGACGCCGGCCTTGGCTGCGGTGACAGCACCAGCGGCCAGCTGGGCTGTGCCAACGGCAGCGTCGTCGATGTTGACGGCCTTGACGCCCTTCGACGCGATCTTGGGCGATGTGACCGCTCCGGCAGCCAGTTTCGGTTCGGTGACGGCGCCTTCGCCCAGCTTCGCTGTCTTGACCGCGCCGTCGTTCAGGGTCGAGGGCGCGACTTCGGCGATCTCTTCGCGCATCTCTGGTGCGAGGCGCTGGCCGCGCGGGGCCGACATGTCGAGATACGGGACCACCTGCGCCAACTTCGCCATGCCGGGCAGGCTAGGGCGGCGGCGTGCAACTACCGGCCGCCGAAAGCCCGCGCGACCGCATCGAAGTTGGCCTCGACCTCGGCCGGATCTTCAAACCCGGGCGGCGGCGTGCGTTTGGCTTGGTATCCGTCGCCGTTCAGTTTCTCGGCGCCGTCTGTGGTCGGCGCGTATAGCCGGTCCAACAGCTGCTCGCGCTCGTGCTTGTCCTTTTCCTCGTTGCCGGTGTGCAGGGCTTCCAGCCACACCTTCTCGGCTTCGTCGATCAGTGCGTGCATGTGCGGCAGCTGCCGCATCGGATCGGCGATACCGTCGCCCCGCATTCGGGTCCGAATCGCCCGCCAGTGAGTAGCCGCCATCACACTGAGCGTGATGACGGCAAGGTAGGGCGGGCCGTGCCCCATGTCGCTATCGCGCGGGCAACCCTGCCCATGCTGTCGGCCGGCAGTTCGCCGCCCATCATGGTGACCAAGATGCGTTCGTGCTCGCCGGATTCCAGGTGGTTCTGCAGGAACAGTGTCAGGTAGCCCTGTTTCTCGACAACATCGATCTTGGCGTTCACCGACATGGCCAGCACCGGCACGGCGTTGGGCATCGGCCGGCGCGCCCTGACAACCCCGACACCGGGGACTTCGAGCGGGACGAACGGGCCCGTCTGCGGGGCCAGGTCCGCGTCACCGAGCATGTCGTCGAAACTGTCTGGCGGGTCGTACATGTGAACCTCCGAGGCGCAACTACTGGAACGTGCCGGGCACCAGGATCGATGCCGTGATGGAGCGGCCGGCCCAGGACGGTTCCTCCGACGCGACGAACGTGCGTTCCCCTGTCGGCCGCGGCGGGTTCGGCAGTGCGGCCACCGCGCTGCATGCCAGGTTCCCGTCTACGTTCTCCAGTTCCGTCGTCCCGGCCGGCACGGTCTGCGTGAGTGTGGTTTGGAGCGCGTTGTGCGGGATGTAGGACACCAACAGCAGCAGTTGTCCGGCGCGGTCGATCGATGGGCAGATATGGCCGTCGTAGCGTTCCCACCATCTCTTGCGTAGCGATGATGCGAACTGCCAGCCCTCATCGAGCAGCTGGTTGGCGCCGCGCACGGTGATCAGGTGTGCGATGGACTCAGCCAGTAGGCCGTTGCCGAACGTGTAGGAGGCCGGTTCGGTGGCTTTGGCGGCCCGTACGTACACCTTCATGTGGGCGTCTTCCCAGCCGCCGTCGCGGGCGTGGACCTGTGTCCAGCCGGTCTGCTCGGGCTTGATGTCGCTGATGAGCCCGAACTGGTTGGATACCACCGCAATAAGCATGTCGCCTAAGGCAGTGCCCGCGGGCACATCGACGTCGGTGTGGAAGGTGTTGTTCACCGAGTGCTCTATCCCGACAACCGTGGGGGTCGACAAGACAGGTGGCTCACCGATGACCGGGGTGGCGTAGAGATCCAGTCGGGTGCCGCCGGAGATGAAGCCCGACTCGGTGTTTTGGTCACCGCCATCGATCGAGGTGTTCTCCCAGAAGTCCGTCCGGAACCGCACCTCCACCCGGCCGTGGAACGTCTGCCCGGGTGCCACGATGCTCCAGCCGGTCCAGTGCGGCATCAACGGGATGCTGGCGGAGTTCTGCCGGATCTCGCTGACCCCGAATCCGGTGCCGAGAGCCAGGATTCCGCCCTTACCGATGTCGCCGCCGATACCGAACTTGCTGACCTCGGCCATGTCCCACGATGTCGGCACCGCCGCGGTTGCGGTGATATCGCGGCCGTGGAGGGTGAGCAGGTAGCCGCGGGACCGTGCCTGCAGCGTCACCTGGGCGCCCTCCCGGGTCACCATGCCGTAGACCGATTGCGGAATCGGTGTGTTGTTCGTCCAGGACACCACGACAGCGTGGACTGCGTCGTTCTTGTTGCCGCCACCTGATGTGTCGTAAGACTTTGACACCGAAGGCACTTCGGCGCCTTTGAGGTGGCGCATCTGCATCCAGGGCTGCGGAGCGATGGCGTCGCCGACGATCCCGAAGTGCTCGCTCATGCCGAACCAATCGGCATCGCGAACGCCAGCAGTCGAGTCCAGCGGGCTTGTGCTTCCCAGCGCGGCTCGAATTCTGAAGGGGTGGTCCATACGCCTGGGGTTTGGACAGCGGCCAGGTATCGGAAGTGCAGGGAATCCTGCGCGTCGAGTTGGCCGACGTTGACCCAGGCTTGGGAGCTGTCTCCGTCAGCGAAGAACCGTCCGAACAGCAGCTTGTCCGCGGCGTTTTCGGGTCGGTCCACCTGTCCCCTGCCGCCGAATGAGTCCTGGATTACCGAGGGAAAGTCAGCTGTGGGCGACTTGCCGACAGCCCAGGACCAGGCGTCGTGAATCACTACGGTGCCCGGGTTTTGGGCAACGATGCTGCGGGGAGCCCGGATGACTTGCACGGTGATGTACACCGGGTCTGGGGTGTTGTTGAAGTAGGTGAGATCACCGTCGATCATCGTCACCGGGTCGGGTGATCGGCTGATCTGCCCGTCCTTCTTGGACTGCAGGAATCGCTCAGCGACGATGCTGGGGAACCAGTTTCGCCTCATGTCGAGCCCGTTGACGGTGGAGAGCATGTACTCCGAGGTGCACACCTTGATGCTCATCCGGTCACCACATTTCCCTGCTGCGGGAAGGCCCGCATTTCAATGCGCGTCCAGTTCGCGCGGGCCTCGTGCTGCGGCTGATTCTTGTTCGCGTTGTTCGACCACGGCGGCGGGGTCCACACATAGCAGCGGTACCAGAGGTTGAGCGTTGCCCCTGGATCGATCGGTCCCACCCATTCGTCCATGCTGTTGGCGTCGGCCCAGCGCCACTGCCGTCCAGGGTTGGGCTCGGCGACGCTGTTCGTTCCCAAGTCCCAGGCCGATCCGCACTGGGAGTTGTAGATACCGGTGGTCACCGGCATGGCGGCATCCGTGTCGATCGCAGTAGTCCACCGGTCGCGGAATTGGATAGCGTTCGGATTCGAGGTGAGCCATGACCGCGGCCCGCGCGTGACGCGGATCAGCACCATCTGCGGCAGCGGGGAATCGTTGCGCCAGGACGCTTTCTGGTCGATCAGCAGCTTGCCGGGCAGCGCGATCAGCGGCGCGATGATCGAACCGTCACCACCGGAGAGTGCCCGGATGTCGACCACAGGGCGTACCAGCGCCCACGGTTGGAGCCGCAGCTGACCGGCCGCATCGGTGGTGAGGTTCTCCCCGATGCAGACGTTCGGCTCGGTGTACTCCGTGATCGGCACGACCGTGAGGCTACGGAGCCGGGGTGAGCGTGGTCGTCAACGTCAGCCCGTCTGCGTCGGGCCAGTCGGCGACGAACGACTCCGTGCGATAAAGCGCCCCAGAACTCGCCGAGACGACCAGCCACGAGTTGCAGCCAGTGGCGTCGGCGTCGTCAAACACGCTGCGCAGCGCGATGGTCGGGTTCTCGGGATAGTCCGGGTGGGTCTTCACCGAACCGCGCAGGTATCCGTCCATGGGGGCAGGGTAGCGAGCAGCGGTGCCGGCGCCGGTCACTCAACGGCGAATTCGGCGCGGTAGTCGGCGGGGGTGAGTACTCGGACTTGGCCGGTCGAGGAAACGACGATCCAGCGGTCGGCGATGGCGATGAGTTCGGCTGATCCGTCGCGGCGCGCGAGTTGGATACGCCAGGCGGTGGGGTTTTCGACTTCTTGGGAGCCGTGGATGATGCCGTAGTGCAGCTTGCGGGCGGTCAGTAGCGAGTCGATCATCATCAAGGTCTGCGCGGCGCTCTGCGGTGTGCCGTCGAAGTACATGGCCTGGTAGGTGGTCTGTTTCAGCGGTGTCGCGTTGGTGAATCCCATGATTTCTCTGTGCCTTTCGCGGTGCGGTCTTAGGGTTTGGGTTCGACGATGATGTGGCGGTCCGAGAACGTTGCGGTGCTGGTGCTGGTTTTGTAGACGGCTTTGAACGTGGTGGTGCCCGGGGCCAGGCCGGTCAGGTGGATGCGGCGGGCCAGGGTGCCGAACAGTCCGGCGGTGACGGTGCGCCCGTAGGCGGCGGTGGCGTCGGTTGCGGCGCGGGAGTTGGCGCCCGAGAGCGCACAGCCCATGTATCCAGTTTGTGCGGCAGCCCCGCCGGAGGAGTAGGCCGCCGACACATCGATAGTGACCTCGCCGCTTGTCGGCACGTTCAGAGTGACCGAAGGCCCGGGAGTGGCCAGGTCCACGTAGGCGGCAGTGCTGTTGGTGCCTTGGGCGGTCGCGATGGTGCCCGAGACGATGCGGGCGGGGGTGCCGGTGTCCAGGAACGCGAACTGTGACATCGAGCCGGGCAGGGCCGGGTCCGAGGATGCCCAGCCGCCGCTGCGGTAGGCCGCTCCCATCAGGGAGGTGGCACCGGAGTCGTTGTAGGAGTCGAACGCGGTGCCGTTGACCCCGACGGTGAAGGTGCGGGCGGTATCGGAGGTCAGGGTGAAGGCGTTGAAGGGGATCGCGGCCCCGACCGTGCCGTTCTTCCACGCGGACTTGGCCCCGGAGGCCACGCGGCCCAGCTCGTAGTGGGTGACACCGGAGACATCCCAGATCCGCAGATAGACGTAATCGGTAAACCCGGCGTTGGCGCGGATGATCAGCATGTAGCCGCCGGCGGCCCCGCCGGGCGCGATGGTGCGCCACTGCCCGGCCGCGGTCATCGAATCGGTCTGGGCGACCCCGGTGTTGAGTTTGAACGTCGGCAAGATGAGCGTGCCCATAGCCGTGAACTGCGGCGGGATCGGTGCGCGGGCGCGCATCCAGATCTTGGCCGGCCCACCTAGGCCGCCCTTGGTGTAGTTGCCGAACGCTCCGCCGCTGCCGCCCGCGCCACCGCCCGCCACCCCACCGGTGCCTGCGTTGCCGATGCCCCCAGACCCGGCGGTGAAGGTATCCCCGAACGCCGACAAGGTTTGGGGGCTGATGGTTTTCCCGTTCTGCCCCGACCCGCCGCGCCGCGCCCCCTCACCACCGGCGCCGCCCGCCGCCGATGCCACCGGTGTCCCGGTGGGGCTGGTGATCGTCGAGGTATCACCGGGGCTGCCGTTATCGCCGAAGCCCAGGCCCTCATTCTGCCCGCCCAGACCGCCGCCGCCGGCGAAGATCGAATACGCCCCAGCCTCGATGGGGAAAGTGCCGGTGGCCCACCCTCCCGGGTAACCGCCCGCGCCGCTGGCGCCCGTGCCGCCCTCACCGCAACCGCCACCACCGGCGGCCGGGGCGATCACATACTCCCCGTACCCGCCTGCCGCCCACGGCGGGGGTGTCCACGGCGCGGTGCCCGGACCGGTGAACACCGTGGTTTCGGCGGGCCGGAACGTGATCGAGGCGTTGAATCCGCCGACATCGGAGAGGATGTTTTGCAGCGCATTGATCGCCGCGCCTTGGGAATTGACCGTGTTGACCAGCGCGGCCATCGCCGCGTTAGCCTGCTCCTGGGAGGCCCGGGGCACATTGTTGCCGCCGAACTGGTTGTACAGCTGGGTCGGGATCGAGGCCAGCGCCTCGGCCCAACCCTCGACCGCCTGACCGGCCACGCCCGGGGTGTTGCGGATCGCGTTGATACCGGCATCGATCGTGCCCTGAACGCTGGTCTGCGCGGCACTGGCCGCCGACGAGGCGGCGCTGGCGTCGGCCATCGCGGTTGCGGCATTCGTGCCCGCAGTGTTGGCCGTCGATTTCGTCCCCAGAAAATCAGCAACAGACGCCGCAATGCTCGCCCACGATCCACCACTGAGCCACGATGTCCAATTGCCCAGCCCCGTAGCCGCATTGGTCCCCGCTGTCGCCGCGGTGCTCTTAGTGCTCAAGAAATCGGACACCGCGGCACCGACATTGGCCCACGAACCCCCGGTCAGCCATGACGTCCAGTTCCCGAGTCCGGTGTTCGCGTTCGTCGTCGTGTTGGTCAGCTCTGACCACTTCGCCGTCAACCAGTCGGTGATCGAGGTGAACGTCTTACCGTTGCCGCCCGTGACGGCCTCGGCGATCTCCTGCTCAGAAACCTGGCTGCCGCGCTGGCTCAAATCAACCGCAACGGGCGTCGGTTCCTGCCCGACTTCAAGCACTTCACCGGGGCTGGTCGCCATGAGTCGGCCGGCGACCGCGGACAGAACCCACTTCCCCACCCGGATTGTCCGGGGATTTTCGAGTGCTGACAGCCGCTGCGCCACCTCGCGTGTCCACTCCTGGTCGGTGCGCGGCGCCTGGCCTGGAACTCGGCTCACTGTGTCACCGCCCCTTTCTGGGCGATCTCCACCAGTTCCGGTAGGTCGTCGTTGACCGAAGCCAGCGTGAGCGCCACGGCTCCGTCACCGGTGACTGTGACGTTCTGCAGTTCCATCAGTTGCAGCACCCCCAGTGCTTCGACGTTGAACCGTACTGACGGGATCAGCTGCGAAATGTCTAGCGGAGCATCAGGATGCAGCACGGCACCGTCAGAGAGCACCAAGGTGTCTTTGATGGCCCCGGTGTAGCGCACGTATTGCTTGGCTGCGCGGTCGACGTTGGAAACACCGAACATGTCGTCGATGTTGTTGATCGTCTGCAACCGCAGACCGCCCATCGGCACGCTGGCGCGAGCCAGGTTGTCGCCGCCGCGCAGTAGGACATCGTTGTAGGTCTGGCCGCCATCACGCACGATCGAGAACTCCCCGCCCGTGAAGTCGTTTTCGCCGAGCGCCACAATCGATTTGAGCTGGGCCGGGCCCAGGATGGGCACACCGCCCACGACTGTCCAGTTCAGCCCCAGCCCGACGAGCCGATCGAACGTCGCACTCATCATCTGCTCGTCGGCGATAGCCTCGAAATCGAAGTGGTCGCCGCGCGGGTCCACGCGTTCGATGGCTCGAGTGTTCAGTCCGTGGTGGGCGATCATCGCGGCCCACAGCTCGCCCGCGATCTTCGAGGGGTCGGCTGCATCCCAGTTTTTCGTCAACGGGCAGCGGGTGCGGGTCATCAACGCCGACATATCCCGCGCGGAAATGGAGGTTCGTGAGCGGCTAGCTGAGACCCGTTGGATCGGTCCTGACCAGTACAGATCGCGGCCCTGATCATCGAACACGTCGATCCAATGCAGCCACGGTGTGATGTCCATGCGGTCGGCGTCGATCACGCTCGGCACGGTCATTTCCAGCACCGATACTTGCCGCTGCTCGCGGGTCCATTTCAACGACTCCTGATGCGTGGCCAGGAATTGGTCGAGCTGCTTGCCGCTGGCGGTGCGCAGCGACACGATCTGTTCAGAGCTGATGACCGGCACGGCTCACGGCTCCCGATCGGTGAGTGTCATGGTGACCTCGAATTGCGAAGTGCTAGCTGTTTGAACGATGAAATCCCAGCATGTTTCGCGGTCGATACGTGGTGGCCGCCAGGGCGCGCCGTTGGGGGTGCCGACGATCCCGACGGCGCGGTGCTTGCGGTCGTCATAGATGGCCCAGTAGCGCCCCGAGATGCCATCGAGGACCAGCTCTGTCAGTGGCGGCAAACCCGATATCTGCAGCGGGAATCGGTTGTCTTCGCAGCGCACATCGGTGCCGCACACCCGCAGAAACGCTTGCAGTGTCAACGGCGTCTGGCCGAGGTTACGGATCGCGATAGTGACCGCGGTGTCCCGGCAACGGAACGCGTAATCCATGGTGGGGATACGGAAGCTGTACTTGTCGATCTCGCCGACCGGCAGGCACCCGCCGCACACCGGCGGCGGAGTGTCCAGGATCGCGATCTCCTCGGGCACGCAGTCAGCGGAGAACAGCACCGGCATGTCCGAACAGGTGGAGGGCTTTTCGCAGTCGGCAGCGTGAACCCAGTTGACCGGCTGCCTGGTGATCTCGTCCCAGTCGACCGGCACCCTTACCTGCGGCAGGTAGGCGTAGGGCGAGAGCACCGTCATTTCCCAGCTGATGCGATACAGGTTGGCTTGGTGATGCTGGCCGGCCTGGGTGTTGTATTCGGAGATGATCCGCGGCTCTTTGGTCAAGACAACGCCATGCACCTCACGCACCAACGATGCCGGATCGACGCCCGAATGCGCTGGGCTGGCAGCAAGATAACGCAGAACACTGGTGTTGTCGTCGATGGTGTCCCGCAGGATGCAGGACAACCAGTCCATGCCGAACTCGACGCCAGCGTGAGTGCAGGCGATCATCAGCGCCTCGAACGTGAGGGTGCGTGACAGGTCTCTATGCGGGCCGGCCGCGGCCCCTGATCCGGTCATCTGGGTGATGGGCCGTTCTACCGGTGTTGCTCCCAGGCCGTCGATTTTCATCACCCATACGCCGCCGAACTCTGTGGATTCGGGCAGTTCGGTGCTGTACCACGGTGCCAGCTCGGGTCGATAGATGTTGTCGCCCAGGAATTCCCGAAGACCTGGCCACGAATCATCGTAGGTGACGATTGTGGAGCACGAGCCGCAGAACGCGATCGGACCCCAGCACGTGCCGTTGATCTCAAACAGGCCGGGCCCCAGCCGGCGGGCACCGTTGGGCGGCGTGAGCAGGCCGGGGCTCACTTCGGTGGAGCTGTCGGGGATTTCGTAGAACCCCGGAAATTCGGTGGATTCGATGAGCGCGCAGTCGGTGCTCGGATCGTCGCCAAAGACACCGATGTCGCTGGTTGGCACATCCTGGCCCAGGTGCGCGATCACCCTGGAGCTGTTGGCGATCTCCACGCCGTTGAGGGTGAAGTATCCGCGGTAGGCCATCAGCTCATCAGCTCCAACAGTCCGGCGCGGACGTTCTCGCCCGCTCGTGGGCCGCCCTCGACGTTGATCTGCGCGGTCACGTACGTGGGGTTGCCGCTGGCGCCGCCAGGGTTGCGTTCCAGGGCGGCGATCATGCGCTCGAAGAGGATGGTCTGTTGCGGCGATAGGACGCGCTCTGGCCGGATCGTTGCCTTGGGCATCATGCCGACACCGCGCGCGAGGCCGCCCTGATCGAATGATCCGCCACCCAGGATGGCCAGCAACGGCGCGAACAGGCCTGTCAAGCCGCCGCTGAGTGCACCGATGATGGCCAGCGGAATTTCGAGCGCCGCGGTGATCGGTGCGGCGATCAGGTTCTCCAGCAGCCCGCCACCGAAGATGGCGTTGACGATGTCCGGGAAGTAGCTTTGCAGCCCTTCGCCCAGCATGTCGATGATCACCCCTGCCGCCTCGACGGCGAGCTGGCTGCCGATCTCGGCGATGATGTCCACGCCCGCCTGCCCGCCTGAGCTGATGAGAGCGGACACAATGCCGCCGGCGCCCGGTGCTTGGGTGTTGACCGCAGCGCCGGCCGCCGATGCTCCCGCTTGGATCGCGGCGTTGGCAACGGCTTTCGCGATCGGCACGATGACCTTCTCGATGATGTACTTGATCAGCGCCTCAATCACGATCTTGAGGATCCGGATGCGTTCCTGTGCCGCTTCTTCCTCACTGGTGGATGAGCGGTCGACGAGCGCGGAGGTGTCGTTCATCAGGCGTCCGCTGGCATCGAATGCTTCGAAGTCGCCGCGGAACTGGCGGAACTCGTCGGTCATCTCATTGAGGGTGTCTCGGGCCTCGATCTCGACACCCAGCACCCGCAGCAGCACACGAACCAGCAGGTTGACGATGGCACCCAAGATCGGGATCTGCGATACGCCAAAGAATTCCGCGCCCACCGTGTCGTTGACGTTGACTCCGCCGCCGGTGGCGAACCCGCGCACACCACCGTGGCGGGCAAGGGCGGCCCGGAACGCGTAGACACCAGCATGACCGCCCATTCGGGCTACGTCGTCGGTGGTGAGCACGTGTTCGTTCGGCATGAGCAGCGCCGGAACGGAATCCTTGCCCGGGATGCCGCCATACACTGGGCCGCCGGTGGCGAAGAGCGCGCCGGCGATGTTGCCGCCGATGCCTGCTGCAGCGCCCCCACCGCTGCTGTCAGCTGGGATCGCGCTGCGGACCGCATCGGCGATCGGTGGTGCAGCCGCCTGCCCCAGCGCGGTACCGATCTGGCCGCTCACGCTGTCCTTCAAGCTCTCCAGGGCCGATTGCACACCCGCCTTGACGACCGGCTCCAGCGCTTCCTCGTTGAGTTTGGCGTTGGTCTGCTCGATGACATCAACGAGTTGTTCACGCATGGCGTTGAGTTGGGCGTTGACGCTGGTGAATGTCCGGTCAAGTAAGGCGCCTGTGTCGGAGAACATGCGTCCGCTGGCGTCGAAGGCCTTGCCGTCGTTGGTGGTGAGTTCTCCTGCGTCGCCGCCGGCGCGGGTGAAGTCTTCGACATTCAGTCCCATGGCCTTGGCAAGTGCCAGCGGGTTGCGTTCCTTGACGAGCTGATTGAGCTCGGTGTAGCTGGCGTTCTTCTTGTTCCAGGGCTCCTGGCCGAGCCCGGCGACCGCGCTCATCACGTCGCCTGCGACGTTTGACGCGGCTAGTCCACCCGACTGCGACAGCGCACCAAGCATTTGGCCGCCCATGCCGCGCATTTGGCCGTCGAAGTTGGTCACGTAGACCGGGACCACGCCGCTGCCCATGCCGGCCAGACCGGGGGCACCGCCTGGCATCGGCAATCCGTGCATGCCCGTGGCCGCGCCGGCGGCGACCTTGGCGTGGATGTGGTCCTGGTGTCCGGCGACGGTGGAGCTGTTGCCGTTGAAGTCTTCCCACTTGTCCCGCCAGATAGTCGAGTCCAGGCCCAGCGCAATGTAGTTGGCGCGCAACGCCGCGTTGATACGGTCGCCGAGTTCCTTGTTTTGGCCGACCATGATGTCCAAGGCGCGACCGCTCGGGTGATCGGAGATAGCGTCCTGGCGCACTCCCCCTATCTCGCGGACCTCGGGGAAGTTGGCAGCGATGAAGTCCCACAGCTGGTTTGCGCCGGGTTGCAGCCCTGCCTTGGAGCCCTTCGGGCCGCCGCCTGCCGGGAGCGCCGCGATTGCGGTGCCGTTGGGAACCGCTGTCCTGCCGAGCTTGTCACGGAACGTCTGCAACGAGCTGATCAACGCGCTGTTACTCGAGTTCAGGGAGCCGGTGTATCCGCCGCCGCCGATGATCTGCTCGACCAGCGCGGCGATAGCGTCGTCGCCAAGCGCGCCCCGTTTCTTGTTCCGCGCGGTGGTGATCGCCCGGATGACCGGGTCATTGGCGTCCAGACCAGCACCGACGAGTTCGGCTGTCAGGTTGCCGCTCTTGGCGAACTTTGACAGCAGCGCCGCGTACTGCGCGTATCCGCCGGCACCCACACCACCGATTCCGCCGATACCGCGGGGCAGGTAGGTGCTCGGGTCCTCGCCAATCCACTTCGCCGGGTCGCCTCCCAGCGCTTGGATCGCCGCCGCGGCGGCCTCGTAGCCCGGATTGCGCGCCTTGATCGGTGTGCCGAATGGCCCCATCCGCGCCGGCGAATTGCCGGTGGCCGATGCGACGCCGTCGGAGGCGATGGACTTGATGGCATCCGAGGTCGCGGGCAGCGGGCCGCCGCCCTTGCCGGCCAACAGGTCCCGGATTTGTCGCAGCACTCCGAGTTCGGTGTTGTCATCCACGCCAGGAATACCTGCCACCGCACCGACCACGCCGCCGTCTGCGTATCCCCTGCGGGACAGGCCGCTACGGAACCGGCTGTTGATGGCGTAAATGGCTGCAGCCCCACCCAGGCCGCGCACAGCCTCGGGGATGAGCACGCCCTCGCCGCCGGACATCGGTACCAGCATGTTGTCGACACCGGGAGACCAACCGGGCAGCACGCCGCCGTCGGCGCGGCCAGGCGGCACCGCGGGAGTCATTCCCTGCGCCTGGATCATCATGGTGATCGTCTGCTGCTTGTACTTGAGGATGAACGCTTCGACCTGGGCTTGTGCCGCACTGGTGTTGGCCTTGACCTGGATCTCGTTCTCCGAGACCTTGGTGATCTGGACATCCAGGGACTCAAGGTTTTTCATCACCTCGGGCGACGGGTCTTTGATCTTGACCTCCCCCTCGGGCAGTGCCTGGATGTCCGATGCCAACTTCTGGACGTTGGCCTGTACCTCGGGCAACGCGCCGGCGCCGACCAACTGACCGAGGTTAGTTCCTTGCGGGGCGGGGACGTTTTGCCCCGTCGCGCCGGGTATCGGCAGGAACGTGGTCGGTTGCTTCTGTGGAGGCGGAGCAGGGGGCGGGAGCGTTGGTAGCGGGAACGAGGGGGTGTACGGCGTCACGCCGCCCAGGTTCAGGCCGGGCAGTGGTTGACCGTCGGGACCGATCACCGCGCCGTTCGGGCCGATGCTGTACCCCGGAAGTTTGCCCGCCTGAATCTGCGCGAGCATGCCTTGCGACAGCGACGGTCCACGGTCGACCGGAAGCATCGTCTTGAGGTCGATGCCACTGGGGGAGATAACCGGCGGCGGTGGGTTGTCATGGTGCTCCTGCCACGACTTGTCCCACTCGGCTTTGCCTTCTTCCAGGCGCTTGCGAGACAGCTCGAACAACGACACACCGGCACCAATCATGGCGCCGAGCGCAGCACCCCACGGACCGCCCATCAGGCCACCGGCGAGGGCACCGCCACCGATGTTGGCGGCGAACCCTCCGGCCTGCGCCAACCCCGAATCCGAGTTGATCAAGCCGCCGCCGATCTGGAATGCCGCCGCGCCGATGCCCAGACCTGCCAGCGCCTTGTTGATTCCCCCTGCCGCTGTCCCTGCCTTCCCAGGTAAACCGTCCAGGGCCGACCCGATGCTGTTTATCCCGGACAGAACCGAGGTAATGCCGGAGATCGTTCTCCACGCCAGGAATGCTGTGACGACACCGGAGATGCCGCCTGGCATCGAGTTGAGAAGGTCAGTAACCATTTTGAGGATCGGCAGCAGCACCGCGGTCCACTGCTTCATGCCGTCGTAGACATCGCCCAGGAGGGAGGCGACGTTGCCCAGGATCGGCATCCACTGCTTGATCTGCTCGCGTCCCTCGGTGAAGAACTTGATCAGCTTCTCTTGGCCCTGGTCCGATGCCAGGAAGTCGGCCAGAGCGCCGGACCCGCCGTCGAGCGCGGACAACAGACCGCCGTCGCCGCCAGCGGCTTTGGTGATCGAGGCGATGATCTTGCCGATATTCAGCAGCGTGTTACCCAGGTGGTCGGCACCCTCGATGCCTTCGGTGATCCATTTGTCGAGGTTGCCGTTCTCCACCGACCGGGTGATCCAGTTGTCGAATCGCTTTGTGACAGCGGTCAACCCGTCGGCGATACGCGGCAGGAAGTCGCTGCCCTCGGCGGTCAGTGTGCCGAAACCGTGGATCAGCGGCTCAATGGCCGCGTTGGCGCGGTTCTGTGCGTCGGCGGTGTTGCCGAACAACTTGTCCAAGATTGACTGCGAGGAGTCCAGGCCGCCAACGCGGCCCAGCTCCTTAAACGCGGCGTTCCATGCCTTCGCGATGCCGCCGAGGCCCTTCTCCAAGGTGGGCATCGATTTGTCGGTCAGTTCGGTGATGCTCTGATCGACACCTTCGAACATGTTCTGCGCCACGATGTCGCGCTGCAGATGCTCCAGCTGAGGGCGCGCGGAAACTATGGCCTTGACGACGCCCTGGACCGCCGGGGCAAGGCCCTGCATTGCCTCGGCAGCCTTCTTGATGTCCTTCGGGTCGCCCGACTTCGCGGCCTCCCACGATGCCTTCACCGCGTCGGACAAGCCGTGGAACCCCAACACCGCGGTGCCGATCGACGAGACCATGCCGCCGATGACGCCAGGTACAACGAATCCGACCTGGACGAGCTGCTGCAGTGCCCCGGTGAGGTTGACGACGGCCGTGGTCGCGGCCGGAAGGCTGCCGACACCGAGTGAAATCGCATTCAATCCCATGGGGCTGGAAAGGAAACCTCCCCTGCCGCCATGCCATCTGACACCGCCGCCAGAGCCGCCGCCTCCCCCACCTCGGCTACCGCCGCCTGGCGGTGGTCCGGCCGGGGTCGGTGCAGCTGCCGCGGCGATCCGCGCCGCCGCGTTCGCTTCCCAGGCTGCTGTCTGCTTTTGGATGGCCCGGGTGGTCGCGTTGATCGACCGTGTCGAAACGCTCTCGCCAGCACGCGCTTTGGCTGCTGACTTGGTGTGCTCGTCACCGATGTCCTCGACCGCATCGGCAACGGCCCTGGCCGCCGCTGTCTGCTTGGCGGAGGACTTTTCAGCCGCACGCGCGGCAGCGACGTACTCATGCTCGATTCGATCAAGCTGCGCTTGAAGCCTCGCCATGGCGGGCCCCATGTGCTTTTGCACAGCGGCAGTGATCTCGTCGTCAAGGTTCGAACCGTCGATCGACAGATCAAGGCGAATCGAGCCGACGGGCGTGGTCACCGGCTCAAGCTAGCGAGGTGGGGTGCTACTTCTCGGTCTCGCTGTTCACCGCTTCCGGTGCCTTCGATACCTTTTCGAATTGCTCGACACCTTCGTTGAGCAGCGCGCCGATCAGCTCCCCGATGGTGTTGGCGTTGTATCCGGTGTCGTCCGGGTTCATCAACCGCGAGTAGACGTGCTCGTAGGTGTCTTCCGACAGATGCCGGGCGATGAACAGGCCGCTGATCTCGTTCTTCATCTTCGCCGGAACGTACTTGCCCATTCCCAGCGATAGCGCCGACATGGCCTGTGGTGTGGGGACCCGGATTTCGAGTGTGTCGCCACCAAACTCCAGGAACTCGTGAGCCCATCCGCTGGGCTTGGCTACCTCGGTACTGGCCCGGACCGCTGGCAGCGCATCACCGTGGGCAGCTGGTTCGGTGACTACCTGCGTATTAGGCGCGATGACATCTTGTTCGACGGCGCCGGCTGCTGCCGGTTCGGCCGGTGCAGGGGCGGACGGCTGGATGGGTTCCGAGGCGGGTGTGGTCATGGCGCGTAGCGTGCCGAGCAGGGGTGCAGCCGAACTATTCACTGGCAGTGAATAGTTGGTCAGCGTTCCCGCGATGCCACTCGCATTCCGGCGTTGCGCAAGAACGGTCGCGCCTTCGTTCCCGGGTGGTGCACCAGCTTTGCGAACACCGTACGCCCGCCTATCTGGAACCGCAGCGCTTTGGCGTTGCGTGGCCGGATGAGGTGAGGCCGCGAGCCCTCGTGGACGTATAGCGCGTAGCGGGCGTTGTTGCCGACGCTGCCGGAAATCGTTCGGGGGCCGGTGAAACCGATGTGTCCCTCGTTGACCTGGCGGCCGAGGTTGCCGGTGCGAACGGGGGCGTCGACGCGTGCCTGGTTGGCGATACGTCGCTGCAGGGACGCCATCCGGCGCCGGCCGAAAGACCGGGTCTGGTCGTTGAGCTCTCGTTCGTGAAGCTCGAAGCGCCCTCTAACTCGCGCCATCGGGCTTCGTCTGCGGTGCGTCCGGGTCGGCGGCCGGCGACCGGCGTGCGCCGCGGACACGCTTGGCCGAGGTCTCCGTGTCGGTCTCGGTGTGCGGGCTGTCGGCAGCGGAATCCGGCTCGGTCTCCTCCGATGTTTCGGCTTGCGCGGTGCTTTCGCTGCTGGACTCGTTTCCGGGGGCTTCAGGTTCGTCGAGGCTGCCGTCCACCACGACGGCGCCACCGATCTGCACCAGCTTGCGGACCTCGTCGGTGACGGCCACTGTCTTGCGCACACCCCGCGCCAGAACCGTGGTCGGTGTCAGGCTTCCCTCGATCGTGACGTAATGCCCCACAGCGCACCCTCTCTCATAGCGACACGTAGGCCATACCGGTCCACGCGATCAGCCCGCCCTCGGGCCCTTGCGGCGCGATGGTATCGGTGGCTACTGCACGATCGGGCTTCGTCAGCGCGGTGGCCGCCAGACACAACGCCGTTTCGATCCGGAACGAGTCATCCAGGCTGATCTCGGCCTCCGATTCGAGCACCGGCCACTTCGGTTTGGCTGACATGTCCGCGCACCGTGCGATACCGATCTCGACCGCCAGTGCCCGCACCACATCAGCGGTCTTGCAATCCCGGGCGGCAACGTAGGCAGCGGGAAAATCACTGCGCCGGCTGCGGTATCGGCGATCCACCCGCACCCAGAGCAGCGGCTCTTTGCAGCCCGCCGCCGGCCCATTCTCGGGATCCCAAACGGACAGCGGCAGCGGCCCGTCGCCGGCGAAGAACCGCACATCCTTGGAACCGCCACCAAGCGGCGGTTGGACCGAATCTGCCGGGTTGAAGGCCTTTTTCATCGCGTTGATGAACTCGTTGACGATGTCGGAGGCTGGATCGTGGGGATTCACAGCACCTCCGGTGCCTGCTGGAGTCGATGCGGATTGACCGCGGACAGCCACAGGTCCACCTCGCTTAGCCCCGTCTTGCCTGCGGCGAGGATCTTCGTCGGATCGAATTCGTGGCTCACGCCACGGCGGGTGGTGGCCACCACGGTGCGCGGCAGGCGGCATGTGTCTTCGTCATCGCAGGCGGCAACAAATTCGCGGGCCAGTTGGCCTACCAGTTTGTCGACACCAGCTGGTACGGGGTTGCCGCGCGCGTAGGTCACCGACCAGGTTCCGGGCTCCCCGAGCGGCCTGCCGAGATCTTGGCTAGGCCATGCACCGTCCTTGCGGTACAGGGCATTTCCCTCCAACTGGTACCCGGACTCATCGAGCACCGCGCCGTCGATCCGCACGTCAGTGATCGACGCGACCGGGCCCGGCAGATGCACCACCCGCGGGCCCGTGACCGAGCAGCCCCCGATACAGCCACACGGCCAGCTCACCCATTGGCCGGCATCGAGTGTCAGAACGGTCGAGCTGTACCCGAATCCCTGCGCGTAGGAACGGCAGGGCCGCGCTGTGGTCGCGCAGGCGCCGAACTGACGGCCGGACAGCGCCCACAGCACGTGCACGGCAATGTCTTCGGCGTTGCTCCGCCGCATCAGTTCCAGGTTGTGGGCCGCTTGTTCCTCCGCGGTCGGGCTGGTGCCGAGTTCGGGCAGCGGCGGCAGACAACTCCGGTCGATCGGCCAATCGCAGGACATGGGGCACACGGTAAGAGTCAGGGGTGCTTACACATGACGAAACGCCCGGGGGCCGTGACACCCCGGGCGTTTCGCTCGCCTGCTCCCCTATACCGGTGTGACGGTGGCAGCACCACCAGTCAGGCCCGTGCTGTCGGCGCTAAGCGCCCCCAGAGCCGGGTCGAGCTTCACGGTGTAGCTGCCTGCCGTACCGGACACCTGGACCTGGCCCACCTCGACGTTGGGCAGCGCCTCGATCGCCGACTGCACCGCCGCGGGCAGCGCGGTGGCCGCGATGTCGGCGGTCGGCTCAGTGCCGACCTTGGCCTTCCAGTTCCCGGTGCCGGTAACCGCGACGGTGTACGTCTTGGCGTTGCAGATCGGCTGCGGCGGAGCCACATCAGCGGCGTCCACACCGAAGTACGCCTTACCCGGACCGGTAAAGATCGACTGCACCGCCAGCTCGCACGCACCCTCGGTGGGCGCCGGCGGCGGCACCGGGGTCCGGAACAGGATCAGGTGGTTGTCCGAGGGCTTGCTGTACATGGGAACCAGCAGACGCCCCGGTGTGCCGGCGGGGTCGATCGCGGCCACGTTGTACGGGCCCCGTCCCCACCGCTTGGGCGCGATCGTGCGACCCGTCAAGGTGAAATTCGACGCTTCGGCGCCAACAGGGATTGCGCCCGACACGAACTCATTGCCCGCAAAAGCGAGGTAGCCGTATTGGCGTCCGGATGCCGCCGCGGAGAAGATCGAGTCATCCAGCGGCTCGGGGCAGTCGTCGTCGCCCTGGCCGCCAGTCCAGATCTCGAACATGACGCCCGACTTGTCATCGACGGACTTGCTGTCGATCACGCCGATCGGGTTGCCCTCATGGTCGAGCACCCGCGCCCAGCCGAGGATCAACGACCACAGGTCCGGGTCGACGCCGCACAGCTGCAGTTCGGTATTCCACCAACGGCGTTCGGCCGGGGTGCGATCACTGATGCACTCCTTGCCCGAGGCGTTCTCTTGGGTGATCTCGTTGGCTTCCTTCATATTCGGATCCAGGTTGACCCGAATGAATCCCTCGGTGACGATGCGGTTCGCGTTGCCCTGGATGGGCAGACCGCACGAATCCACCTTGGTCACGCGGAGCGCATAGCCCTTAACGACTGCGAATGCCATGTGCTGGCTTCCTCCTGCTATCAGGCGCTTCGCGCCGGTCCATTACGTTTTCCGAGGCTGCGGCGAACAGTAAAAGGGCGGGGTGCATCAGATCTCGTCACGTAGCTCAGCCGGGACCGCCGGTGTCTGCTTGCCAGGCGCGTGACGCAAAGCCCAGAGCATCCACTCGCGGATGTGCCGCACAGCGGCCCGAAGTTTGGAGTTACTCAGGTCCCTTTCGGTTTCCACTGCCCGTAAACGAGTCTCGAGGTTGCGTACTCGCTTTGAGGTCAGCCCCTGCCATGCGCCCAGGATGGCGACGATCACTCCACCGACAGCTTGGATCTGATCTGGGCTCACTGGAACGACCTTCTCGGATGTAGTGAGGCAGTCCCACGCTCGCCGACATGCACTGCGGCCAGGCACTTGGCGAAGCTCGCCGCCGCCATACCGCCCGCGACGCTGGCCGCGGCCAGCCACGGAAAGTAGCGTGCGTCAACAGATTGCGTAGCTTCGGCACCAACACCGAGACCGCCACCTACAAGGAACCCTTGTGCCGCAGAACTAACGGTGCGCTCCACCGCGTCCTTCCAGAACTCCCGGGTAAACAGATCGCTCACGAGTTCATCACCTCTGAAGCGTGCTTAGCGATGGCCGCGAACACTGCTTCCTTGTTGGGCAGCTCCTTGGTGTCCAGACCCTTGGACGCGGCGTAGGCATCGAGCTGCGGCCGCTTCCAGTCCAACTCAGGATCGCCCTGTGGCCAAGCCTTCGGCGCGAAATCACCTGTAGGAAGCGGATCCTGGGTGGGGTCGCCGATGGCTGTACCTTCGGCGTCGATCGAAACCGGTTCAGCGAGCGGTAAGGCCGCGCGAGAGCCGTCGCCGCCTGTGGTCTCGTCGGTCATTCCTGCTGGCGGTTGGCCATCGTTGGAGTCATCGGCGTCCACTTCGTCGAGCAGGCCGGCCTCGCGGGCATTGCCTTCCGGCACTACGTAGACAGCGCGCGGACCCTCGCGGGTCAGTTTCTCGATGGCCTCGGGCGGTGTGCCGACTTCCAGCAGTTTGGCCAATCCGGGGCCGCGCAGCGTTCCGTCGACGAAATCGATGGTGGCGAAGCCTTCCTTGACCACAACTTCCACACCAGCAGGCATGACGTCCAACCCTTCTACGTGATGTTCACGGCGCCGATCAGCGCCTCATATCCGACGACCAGCGACCGCTCGGCGATGGCCTTGAATTCGTTGTGCTGCAGGCTCGGCGCATCGCGCAGCTCCACTGGTCCGCGCCATCCGTAGGTGGGGCTGGTGGCGATCAGCTTGGCGCCCAGCGCCGAGACGTAGCCGCCGCCGAACACCCAGGTGTTACCCAGCGGTGAAACCAGCCGGCCGTTGTTGTAGCGGATCAGATTCGCCTGTGCGGCAGGGGCGGCCAACTCCGCCGACGCGTGAATGACCCCGACGGTGCCGGTGTCCGCGATCAGCCCCTCGATGGCGCCGATAGCTGCCACGATTCCCGTCTTAGCCGCGGGCGTCCCGGCATCGAGCAGCATGCGGGCCGCGAGCGTCTTCTCTGTCTGGATAGGCTCCAGCACGCGGTGTACTTGCTGTGCCCGGACCCGGATCTCATCGCGGCTCCGCTTGAGCAGACTGCAGTCGTCCGATGCGTACGTGGTCTGCGCAATGAACGCATCTGGGAAGGCAGGACGCTCACCCTTTTTGACGTCGGCGGGCTTGAGCTGAGACTCGGTGGCGTTCCATGGTGCGCTCCAGACGCCGAACTGGGTGCCGCCGCCGTAGTTGAAGACCCGGAACTCGACACCAGACGGCAGCCAGCGCAACGGCCCGCTCTCGTCGACCCACTGGGTAGCAGCGACGAGCCCGTTGGGTGCCGGATTGACCAACGGTGCGTCAAACTGCACCGGGGATAGTGCTGCGGTCATGTGGCGCGATTCCTCTCTGCCGGGGAAGGCGGGCGGACGTGAATGCCTCGGTTGTTCACGTCCGCCCGCCTCGTCCAATGCGATTCGCCGGGCTCCGCTACGGGGTCACAGGCGGCGTGTTGCACGCCACGGTCTGACGAGCGCCGATAGCACCGGACACGCAGATCGGCAGCCGCACGATGATCGACTGGTCGCAACGCTTGCCCACCTGCAGCGAGTCTTCGGTGAACACGTGGGTGTACTGGTTGAGCTGCAACTGCTGCAGCGGGTACTGCACACCCAAGGTGATGACGTTGTTCATGGTGCGGAACCAGGTGCCGGCGGGGTACAGCATCACGTCGACCGTGGCCGGGTACACCACGGTGGCCATGTTGCCGGGCTGGCCCGCGCCGCGGGTCTGCCAATCCACCACGTACTGCAGGTAGATGTCGCGGACCGCCAGCCAGTTGTCGATCTCCGCGTTGGTGACGGCTAGGAATTCCTTGCCCTCACGCAGCGCAAGGTCTGCTCGCAGCACCTCTCGGAACCACACCGGCGCAACGCCTTCGATGGTGGCGTTGTCCGCGAGCCCCTTGTTGTACCGAAGGTTCGACGCCTGCAGCGCCAGACCGTTGAGAACGCCACTAGTTGCTCCCAGCACCGCCCCGGCAGGAACCGCGATCGGAGTGCCCGATCCAGCCACCATCTTGCCGATGGAGATCTGCGAGACTCGGTGCTGGTGGGCGACCTGGATCTGCTGCAATGCGTTCTCGATCGCCTCGGGCCAGGCTTGGCGCATCAAGATGCCGGCCTTGGCTGCCCAACCGATCGCCTCCAGGCGCCACTCGAGGAACTCGTCCGGGCACGGCAACTCGATGAGCTTTTTGACCGCGGTCGGATCGCCCTGGGCATTGACAGCCTCGAGCTCGGCTTCGGTGAAGTGCCACAGGTTGTCCAGTAGCGCCGACACATCGGGGCTGATCGGGACGCGGACACCTCCGCGAGAGAAGTCGAACGGGAAGTCCGGCAGCGACAGCAGATTGGACGCCTCGGGTACACCACAGAAGGTGTAGACCTGCTGCGACGGTGCGCACCAACCACCAGCAGCGACCAGGCCCTTCGCGTTCGCCGGGCCGTGGCCTGGGATGTCGCGGCCGATGGCATCCAGAACCGCGAGCGCCTCATGCTCATTGGCAGGCGCCGGAATCTCCGGAGCAGGCCGCGTCAGGCGGGCGATCGCCTGGGTCGCGTAGTTGCCGTCAGGGCTCGTGCCGGTGCGCTGACGGCCCGAGACGGACCCTGCACTTACAGAGGCGATCGACTGAGCGATCTCGGCGAAACCGACCTTCTCGGTGCCGAACTCGGCGTACTTCGGTGCGGACTGCAGCATGTCCCAGCCCTTGGGTTTCTCACCGCTGGGGGTACCGGAAGGGATCTCACTGTTGCGAACTGCGCCTGCGAACTCGACCTGGCGGCCCGAACCTGCGGCAGCGGTGACGGTTTCCGATTCTGCGGCAGCTGCTGCGGTGGCGGCTTCGGCCTCTGCGACCACTTCCGCTGCAGCACCACCGTCACCGTCTGCGGGGGCTGCCTCGCTGTCTGTCACGGTGTCGGCCTCTGGCTCGGCCGCGGGCTTCTCGGTCGCGGCATTCGCGCGGTCGAGTAGGGCGTTGAGGTTCTCGGTCTGTGCCTGATCAGCAGCGGCGATCGAATCACGCTCGGTCACAACCTTGTCGCGGCTGTCGAGCAGGTACTCGAAACGCTCAGTCTCCTCAGCGCTGAACTCGTCGCTGGCGGCGGCGCGGGCCTGGAATACCCGGATCTCCGCTGTCACTGTGTCAGCCAGCTCGTTGAGCTCGGCGACGGTGGCGGGCAGCGGATCGGGCAGCTTGTCGAACTTCACTGCGTGCTCCTGTTCTCAGAGTGAAACTCTCGGTCTGTTCGATCGCTCCCCGGCACATAGCGCATGACAGGAACTCTCTTGACGACAGAACGTATGAGGGCACGGTGCATCGCCCGATGAAGAGCCACTAGACAATCCGCATAGCAGCAGCCCACAGCCCTATTGGGGGTGTACACGCGAGTACTGGCTAAGCCCGCATCTCCTGCGGTCCTAGCCGGCGTCCACAATCCTTAAGGGGCGAACGAAAGACAGTACGAACTGGTCAAAGGTAGGCCCTTGAGCAGCTCAACAACATCGGACTTCGGACCTCCGATGACAATGCCCAGCAGGGCGTCTCGCGCATCTTCAGGTATCCAGTAGCCGTACATGTCCTCATCAAAGAAACAGTGTGTGCCTCGCCCGAGCTCAAAGCGAGTATGAATCTCTCTCACTCCAGCCGTATACGCATTGGGGTACCTCGCTTTATCAGGCAGCCATGTGTCACCAGCGTCCGCAGGCCTCGTTACAAAGCTTCTCTCCGTACGACTCCGAGACAGAATCAGGATCGCGGGCACCTGTCGTCCAGAAGGGTATTCCCATGCCTTGTCCGGCTGTGAGGAAGCGAAAAAAGCTGCCTGCTGTGGAACATCCAAGCCAGTCTCAATGACACGTTGGAGCTCCTCCTGCGCGAACCCTCGATAGAGAGGATCCCGGTCCACCAGTGAATGCAGCGAATGAGGGCAGTCGTTGTCTGCCATCTTCTCGGTATGCCAGATGCCTATCTCGGCGGATCGGGCGATCAATGCACAGTCCCGAAAACAAGCTCCACGAGACTCCAGAACCTCAGCCTCCAAACGGAATGCCTCAGCCTCATCTGCGTAATTAGCCATGGAGCCCTCAATCCCGAGACACTGGTCGTATCGACTTGCGCGAAGCTACTGCTCTTCCACGCGACAGCACCATTGCATCATGGCAAATACAAAAACTCGGGACTACCCGCCGTTGGTGAGCTGCTTGATGGTGCCGCCCCCGTTTCGGCGTTGTTCCTTCTTGGCCTCGATGAGGGTCAGGAACGTGGTGACCGTCTTATCTGGCGCGGTGTATTCGAAACTTTGCACCGTCGCACCGGAAGACGTGACCGAACCGGCGCGTGTGCCCCTGCGGCATCCGCACCCCATCAGGCACGCTCCAGCAGTTGGCTCATCCGCTCAGCCGGCGATGGCCCCGGCGGCGGATCCCCAACGGCCAATGTCGCACGCGTGAGCAGCGCGGCCCGCTTGGCAGCATGGGCTGATTCGGCCAAGGCTTCGGTGACGGCTGCCTTGATGTCATCGCGAGACAGCGCTGTAGTGCCGGACGCTCCCGGGCGCGGCGACATGGAAGCCACCAACGACAACGGGTTGCCTTGTGAGTCGGTTGTTCTGCGGCACAGGAATCCCGGTGTATTGACTGCCAGCACGGCAACGAGTTCGAGGTTTCCGCCGTATGGGCGCCAGTCACCGGACAAGGGCGCGGCCAAGCCCATCTCGATCTTGTCCGGCGTCGCCCACGGAGCTGCAACACCCGACACCCAAATGCCGTGGGCGTCCTCGCCTGCTCGTACGAGCGCAAAGCACGCCTCGGCGTTGTCGTAGTGCGCCTGAGCTTCGGCGTTGCTCACTCCAGACACCGGTGCGTGTCCGATGCCCACGGTCAGCCGACCCACCGATAGTTCAGTGCCATCGGAAAGGTGCACCGGTGGCGAGGAGTGAAAGTGTGCATAGCCGGTGTGCGACCGCGGGGGCGAGATATGTCCGAGGCCAACGGAACGATGCTTTTCTTTGAAGGTGGCGACGTGTCCGAAGATCCGCCCCGTTTCGGGGTCGATGGACAGCGGAGTGGGTCCAGCGAGCCCGGGGTCGGAGAACAAGACCGGGGCGTACACGCGTGGCTGGAATTTGGCGGCCATCGACGCAACCAGTGCCTTGTCGCGCGCCTCGCGTTCGGCGTTCAGGGCAAACCTTGTCTGCCCGAATGCAGGGATGGCCACGATGGTGGTGGCCAGTACTTCGGCAGCCGTTGTAGTGGCGAATATCTCGCGGTCAGGGTCGTAGTTTTCCTCTGTCACCACTGTGCCGTCTTGGTACGTGGCGATCATCGTGACATCACCCAGATCCACGGACGGATTGCACACACCATGACTCACTAGGTCGATAGCTTTGATGGCGTTGTCGTTGTTGAGCATGTAGCCGTCCGCACGAACCTCGCCGTCTTTGAACCGAATCGCCTCGATGACTCCCACGGTGACGGACCCGTAGTGGCCGCCTTCCATTTTCTCGCACCACTGCAACGGCATAGGGGTGTCGCGGAAGGCTAGCTCGATGTCGGCTGCAAGCATCCGACCATCGGACGTCGGAGTACCGGTCACCGCGAATAGCGCGTCGGTGAACGTCAAATAGGTCTCTGTGTCTTCAGCCATTTCGTACTCCTGTTCACTCGATGCGGCCCAGCCGCCGGACGCCACGCGCCCGATACCGTCCTCGGTGTCACGGGCACGCACATTGCCCGCCTTGTCTCGGCGCTCAATTTCCTCTGCCTGGGTGCGCCCATCACGGTTGACTGCCACCGAATCCCGGCCGTCCAGCCGCTCAGTGTGCCGATCAACCTCGTCGGGCAGATCCTCGCCGGCCGCGAGAATGCCGACGCGGCACCGGCAGTTCTTCCACTCCGCGGGCGACGCCGACATATCGCCCGGGACAAACAGCTGCTCACCACCAACGGTGAAGTGACCCTTAAGCGGCACTCGCTGCCCGTCAGCGGCCCAGTGCGTCGGCCGGGTCTTGCCATCGAGGGTGCAGATCCACGTCTTCTCCAGCCCTGCGGACTCTTCCGACTGCGCCGCAGCGGCGACAACCGCGTTGTTGAGCACATCGGCGGCCTGGTACCCACGCTGGCGGGCCAGGTCACGCATTTCGTTTGACGACGGCTCCAGGACTTCGGCCGCCCTGGCGCGCAACACCTCCGGCCGGTCCTCGGGGGTCACTGACAAGGTCAGCGCCGGTTCGGCGAGCGCGGCTTCCATCTTGGCGCGCACCATCGCCGGCGTAGCCGCGATGTTGTCACGGCGGCTGGCCAGGAAGTCATCGCGCGCCGCGGCGAGCGCCGGGTTAGCTTCGACATGGGCGACGGCAGCAGCGATTTCCTTGCCGGACATGAGCAGCGAACCGAGCACGATGGCCAGCACCACGGTGTCGAGGTCGGGCACGACCACGTCGGCGACCGCGCCGCCCAGGCCGATCGTGGCTTCGTACACCGATACTGCCCACAAGATGCCGAGGCCGGTCACGATAACGGCTTCGGAGTGCTGGTCCCACATGCTCTGGGTCTGCGCGACGGCGTCAGGATCCGGGGGTAACGCAGCTTCCGCAGTCAGCGCGGGCAGCACAGCAGCGCGCGCCTCCGGTGCCCAGCGCCGCAACGTCTCCGCATACAAGTCACTGATCGCCGCTTCAGCCTCGATCGTCCGAGACAACGCCTCCCCACGCTCAGGCCACATCAGAGCACCTGCCCGTCGACAACATCGCGGGTGAGCTGCTGGCGCGCAATTCGGTGCACGCTCGTCCGAACACGCTCCGGATCAATCCCCAGCCCCGACAACGCCGAATCACTCAGGATGCTGTCCCATCCCTTGATCAGCCGCGACACCTCCGGCTCATCGACCGGGCCCATGTACCGGTGATATTCGTGCGTCGGGATGCCCTTGAGCCGCGCGTGCTGCTCACGATCATTCGTGCGGACGCGTCGCTTGCCGGCCAACTCGAGAGCGCGGCCCACCATCAGATCCACCACCGCAAGCTCCACATTGGCCCGCGCGCTGGCCTGCACACCGCTGCCGTCGTCCTCGGTGTCCGGTTCCTGCTGCTGCTCAGCACCCGACGCCTCATCTTCCCCGTCGCCTTGGCCGGGCGGCAGCGCCGCAACGGGCTCAGGGAACTCGATGCCCTGCACCGAACTATCGAGTAGCGGCAGCAGTTCACGCAGCAGCGTGGGATCTTGGCTCACCCTGTCCTGCGCCCACTGCTGCCAGCCCTCCAAACTGGTGAAGTCATACATTGCGTCATCAGGAATCCCATAGGTCCGTACCAGGTATTCGCTTGTAACCGCGCCCTTCTCGAACGCGTCCTTCGTCTCGTCGGTCAGATCCGGATCGGACGTCAGGGCCGATGCGTCGTACCAGAGAATGTATTTGTCAGGGTCGATTCCCTCATCAATCAACATCCCGCGAAGAACCGACTCGTAGATCGCGTGACAGATGATTTCCATGACGGGCTTGACGTGCACCTGCACGTCCTGATCATCGATAGCCCAAGCGGACCAATGGTTTCCAGTACTCAGCCCCAGCAGCCGCTCCCGGGACATGTCCAACCCCGTCGCTAGCCGAGCGATAGCCTTCTCCCGAGTGTTCAGCGCCGTGTCGGTAACGTCCTTGCCGAACTCAAGGTGATTGATCTTCGCCAGGTGATCGCCAGGCGCAGCCGCCACAATCGGGACCAGGGCGGCCATGCTGTTCTCGTCCTTGGACGCGGTCTCGGCGACCTGAACGATCATCTGCTGCAGCGAGGCTGCGACACGGCGGCCTGGTTGCAGCTGCGGAGCCGAGTCGCCGGGTTTATCGGCCGCCACCGGCGACCGCTGATCGGGCAATGTCGCTTCCGACGGCACGAACAGCAGTCCGTTGTTCAGCAGGCGCGAGTTGTCCGCGTTCTTGATCTTTTTCGTTGTGCGCACGATCTCGCGCAGAGAGTCCAAGCACGCCTGCACAGGCGAGTCAGGCAGTGAAGCGTCTTCGGCGTCGGGGTTCCACACCCGGAACATGCCGTCGCCCTTGCTCTGATCGAACACGTGTTTTGTGCCGTCAGGCAGCTTGATCGTCACGGTGTTGCTTCGTGGGCCTTGTTCAATCTCTCTGCGCGTGACCGCATACCACTTGGCCACCTGCCTTTGGTTTTGGTCGGTGCCCTCGGTCCGCATCAGGATCGCGATCCACAGCTCACCCGGGATCGTCAACGATTCGGCGGCCCGTCGAGTCAGCTGCGCCTGCCCTAGCCTGCCGCCGGCGATCTTGCGGACGATCTCGGTGACCCGTTGTCCCTCACGGTTGTCCTCGGCGATGCTTCCGGTTGGCTCACCGGTGTCGGCGTCGATTTCGGAGGCCACGAATCGGACTCGTGAGCATGAGTTGGCGCGCCATCCAACGTAGTAGCGCAGCTCGCCGACTGCCCGGTACATCTCCCAGGCTTCGGCCTGCCAGTTGTTCCGGCGGCCGACCGATCCGGCCTGGAAGATCTGGGCCGAGTTGGATACGGGGGTGCTCGCTGCGGTCAGGGCGCGCGGCGCAGAGGCCGTCAACGCGTCGCCTCTACGGCGTCGAACAACACGCAAGTCTGGGGCGGCCACGTCGCAGACGGTAACTGTGCAGGGTGTTTACTGGCCGGCCTCGGCGTCGCGGCTGACGATCTCCATTTCGTCGGCCGTCAGCGGCGCGGCCAGCCCGACGACATAGGAACAAGCCAACGCCACACCGAACACAGCCCACCACGGCCAGCCGATGATATGCACTGGCACCACCGCGGCGGCCAGCGACAGCCAAAAACCCACGCACCAGGGGCATCCGAGGAATTCGGCCAGCAGGTTCCAGCGCGCCATCCGGCGGGTGTGCGATTGCGCGGTGACCGGATGGCCGGCCGTTCGCGCCTCATCGGCAGCGATCATCGCAAGGTTCGCGCGGTGAGCGATCCACAGTCGCACAGGATCCAGGATGGTGTCGTAGTTGATCAGCCGCACGAGCCGCATCACAGCGAGCACGTAGATGACGAGGATCAGGACGGTGAGTCCGAGGCCGGTGTTCATGGTCGCCGACGCTAAGGCCAAGGGGTGAAACCGATTCCGCTGAAACTGTCCTACAGAGTTAGGACACCGCAGCTAGACGCTTAGATTTGCGCTGCTCCTGCTTGCGTAGTCGCGCGCATTCGCGGCAGAACTTGCGGCCGCAATGCTCGTAGACGTTGTACTTGACTTGCGCGTGCCCGCAACGGAACAACGAGAGAGTCCCAGCCAGGTGGGCATCGATAAGCTGATCTATCTGCGTGCGCAGACGCGCTGCTTCGGCCTTGGACTGATCCGCCTCGTGTCGGGTGGCCGTGAGTTCGATACGCTCCAAACGCAGTTCGTCGCTGACCTCGCGTGCCTCCCGCTGCGCGACCACGAACGCCTGCGTCATGTCCTCGGCGCGGATCGCGCGGATGAGGCGCAAGCTGCAGCCAGTTCGAGCAGCGATGTCTTGGGCCGTCATACCTGCGGCCGTGAGTCCAGCAACGAGCCAGGCTCGGTCCTGATCGCACATCTCGGTCATCTTGCGGAACGATTTCGGGGACGAAAGCACCGCCGCAACCATCTGTGTATCGGGTTCCCACCGCTCCGGCGTCGTCAAACCGCGCCCACCGAAATCGAGTTCATCGACCACACAAACGCCACGGTAAACCGGCAGACCAGTGGCACACGATTCAGAACGCGCCGAAACCCTAAACCGTTACGTTGCCGGTGATCTGAGTCACCGTTTCATCGAGACGGGCCATCAGCCGCACCGCCGCCTCTGAAACCGCACCGGCTGGAATCACATAGCCTCCCCAGTTCGCGGAGCGCCGCATAGTCTCGGTGTAGATCGGTGTCGGATCAGGCCCAGCGATCGGACCGCCTCGCGCGAACTCCATCATCGCCTGCCTGTCCGTGCCCAGCGCTGGCCGCGATCAGCGCTGTCCAACAACTCGATCCGCGCCGCCAACTCAGGATCGAGCACCGCCAGCATGTCCGCATACACACCGCGGCGCTGCAGCTCTGCAATCAGCGTCGACACCTGCCCCACGTTCGCAACCGACTGCGGACTGGCCACCCGTACACCGAGCGCGAAGCCCAGCGCCGCATCCGGCAGAGCCGCCAAACGTCCATCGATGGTTTCCGAGGCCATAGCCAGGAAAGTACCTCCGCACGGTGACGTCACCCGACCTTGCGTGACATCCAATCGGTCAGGTCCACCACCGAACCAGTGGGGCCAGCAGTGCGAGCAGTCGGGCCGAGTGCGCCGTCGAGCAGCGGCGCTGAGATGTCCCACTCCAGACCGGCCGAATGCACGCAGACATCGTGTCCAATCACCAACGCCGCCAAGTTGTCCGGCTGATGCTGGCCAGCCTGCCACGCGACCGCCTTTGCCTCGAACTCGGGAAAATGGCCCGCCAACCGGCACGTGCCCACCTCCAATGCCTGCAGCAGCGCGGCCGAGCGCGCCACCGCATCGCCTACGCGCGGTCGGCCCTTCGGCGGCCACGACGACACCGTGATCGGCCGGTTCAGTGTGCCGTTCTCCTCGGCGCGGGTGATCGCTTCCTTGACCACCCGCGTGTAGGTCTCGCGGGCCGCGAATCCTTCTACCGCGATCTCGCTGGCACCCACGTCGATCGCCAACTGCACAGACTCACGCGCCCACTCGTCTGATGTCATCGGCTTGGACTTGTCGGCGATCAACGCCACCACGCCCTGCCCGGTGAGCGATGTCGCGACCAAACCGCACGAGTCGCCCGACCCGCTATCGGATGGGTCTACCGCCACCACGGTGAACACCGGCCGCGACGGCGCGAGTAGGAGCCGCCAATCGTCCAACCACTTCTGCTTGACCAAACCACCTTCGGGGTTCTTCGGCTCACCGCAGTACAGTGCGAACCACACCCGCTCCCCCACGGTGCGCCGTGTCGCCGCGAAATGCTCGGCCGTGAAGCCCAACGCGCTGATCATCGCCACTCCAGCAGGCCGACAGAGCGCGTCGGGGATCTTCGGGTCCGAGACGGCGGGGATGTTAGTGCGCCGCCAACGGTCCGGCTCCTGCTTGATCAGCGCCCCGGCCAAGTCTTCCTCATGCCAGCGCGTCATCACCACTACGACGGAGCCGCCCGGGTGCACACGCGTCGACAACGTCGATTGGTACTCGTTGAGCACACGCCGCCGATGCGCCTTCGAGTCGGCTTCCGCGGCGTCCTTGACCGGGTCGTCGATGATCATCAGGTCGGCGCCGAAACCCGTCACACCCGAGTTGATACCAGTGGCCAGCACGCCGCCCTGGTGGCCCTCCACCCGCCACTGACCCACAGACGTCTTATCGCGCGCCAGCCGGTATCCCAGGAACTCGGAGTGCTCGTTGATGATCTTGCGGACCTCACGAGAATGCGTCTGCGCCAACTCATCCGAGTACGACACGATCACAATCTTCAGATCCGGGTTTTCGCCTAACGCCCAGGCGGGCGTCCAGATCGCCAGCGACTGCGACTTCCCCGTCCGCGGCGGAGTGCTGACAACATCTCGCTGATCCGGCTCCCTGACCGATCGCACCGCGAGGTCCGACAGCAGCCGGATCGTCGGTGTCACACGGAACTTCGCGTCAAGCCGCCGCGCCAACTCAGCAGGGCTCCCTGGCCGTCGACGGGAGCGTGCCACCCGCACATACCGGGCAGCCGCCAGACTCAACACCGCGGACATGAGGTCAGGCTGCGCCCGAGAACGACACCGGATCACCGTCGAGCTCCGGAGCGATGCCCGTGTGCTCCTCGAACCGCCGCAGAATCACGTCGGCATATCGAGGATCCAATTCCACACCGAAGCACCGGGACTGACGGCCATGCGCTGCGATCAGCGTGCTACCCGAACCCGAGAACGGATCCAGCACCACGCCGCCCGGGGGCATGCTGTTGGCCAGCATCGCGTCGATCAACGCCACGGGCTTCATCGTCGGGTGCTCGGCGTTGCGGGCAGGCTTGTCCACCTCAAACACCGTGGTGGACTTGTTGTCGCCGAACCAGCGCTCGCCGCCGCGACCCAATCGACCCTCGCCACCCGGGACGAACCCGTACAGGATGGGCTCGTGCCGATACTGGTAGTCCGAACGGCCAAGGGCCATCATGTTCTTCACCCACACCAGGTTCTGCCGCACTTGCAGCCCGGCGCTATCCATCGCGGACTCGAACGTTGTGCGTTCGGTGTCGGCGTGAGCCACGTACACCGGGGCGCCCGGCCGGGCCACCGCGGCCACCACATCGAACGCCGCCTTCAGCAGCTCGAACAGCCCACCAGTCACGTCGTTTTGGATCCGCAACGCCGCCTTCGTCTTCCCTACATAGTCGACGCCATAGGGCGGATCGGTCCACACGCAATCCGGCTGCACGTCACCACACAGCGCCCGCACACCCTCCAGATCGGTGGCTGACCCAACCAGCAGCCGATGATCACCCAGCGACCACAACTGACCCGCCCGCGACACCGGTACCTCCGGTGCCGGCGGAACATCATCCGGGTCAGTCAGCGGCTCCGGCGGGAACAGGTCCCGTTCCATCGCCAGCAGATCCTCAAGCCCGTAACCGGTTCCGCCCAAGTCCTCGATCGACGACAACAGCTGATACAGATCGGAGGTGTCGTACTCGCCCAGGTCGGCCAGCCGGTTGTCGGCCGCCACGATCGAGCGCGCAGTGTCCTCGTCGACATCCACGATCCCGACATCGATCGTGTCCCAGCCGAGCGACCGTGCAGCCATCAACGTGTGGTTGCCCGCCAACACCTCATTGCGGCGCCCGGTCTGGCTGCCCCGGTTCACCACGATCGGCCGGTACTGGCCGTGCTTGGTCAGCGATACCGCGATCTGGCTGACATCACCGCGGCGCGGGTTGCCTGTGAAGGTGTGCAGGTCATCGAGGGCAAGCTGCGTGTATTCGGGCACGCGCCGCAGTCTGACAGCAGACGATGAAACCCAACCTCGCGGGAGAGTTCTTATTGCGACCGTGCGGCTTTCACGATGGCGTCAGCGATAACCCACAGCATGAGTGCCGGAAACACGTACTGGTTGACACTCGACAATGAACTATCTGTGAACAGCCACAGCCCCGTTTCGACCACCCACACCACAATAAACAGCACCCGAGCGAAGCTCAGCAGTTTGACGACCAAGCCGCCCTACTTCTGCATTTCCGTACAAACAGTGAGGTGCTGCTGGCTCGGTTCACTTGGCGTCGGCCCTGAATGTCTCGACACTCATGACTTTCCATTGCCCGTTGAGCCGGTACATGCTGTACCGGACCCGCGCACCTGTGTAGTAATAGATGTCCTCGGGTTTAGGGTTTCTCTGGTCTTCGAACTCCGTGTAGACGAGCGCATCGTAGACAAGGTCGCCTCGGGCGAGTATGCCGAAATCGACAAGGTGCATTGGGCCGTGATCTTCGATCTGCAGAGCCATAATGCGAACGTATCCGCCCTTGAATTGCGGGTTTAGCTGCTCCTCAGCCATACCGGTAGAAAGCGCTTCAATCCGCGAAAGATCACTTCTGTTCAGTGCATCAATGTACTGCTCGATCACCACCCGGACTTCTCCATCATCTTTCTCCAACTCGGGGCCCGGGTGCCGAAAGTAGAGAAAATATGCAAGCGCCGATGCCGCCGCAAGAATCAGGAATAGTTTGCGCAATGAAGGTGCGCGCAGTCGGAGTGCTATTGCCAGCCCTGCGCTTCGGTGCAGATCGTGTACTGCCGCACTGGATGGGGATACCCGACCGGGCACATCTGGGCGTTGGCGACGCCAAGAACCAGTTTGGTTGCGCGGATTCGGATCGGGGCCGCGCTATCGTTGCAGGCCACCCGATGAGTTCCCTCGTTTGTGACACTGAGGCAGTCGTTGATGTTCCAGTAGATGTCAAGGCATGCCGTCCATTCGCCCGCCGCTGTGTTGCGGTAGTACCGCCGATCGGCATCTCGGACGCATTCGTTGGGAGTCGCGACTCTCTGGATGATTCTGTGTGTGGTGTCAGGTGCGTTGCAGTCAGTTAGCGCAAGGGCGGCGTCTTTGGATTTTCCCGTGATTTTCACGCAGCGACCTACGGGTGCCTCATCAGCGCCCGCCGAGGTGGTGGTCGCTGGAGAGGGGAATTGTCCGTAGATGTCTGCAAAATTCGTCGGCGATGCAGCTGGGGACGATGAGGACTGGGGTGTGGACGGCTCGCGGTCAGTACTCTGACATCCGGTTAGGGTCATCCCCAAAAGCATTGCCGCCCCGATGAATTTTGAATGATTACTCATCTTTGACAATGTTGTAGTCCATATACTCATCGATTCCCATGACTTTCCACTGTCCGTGCAGATTGAACATGCTGAACCGCACGTTAGCGGCCGGATAGTAATACGTGCGGGTTTCTTGGTCGGCATATTTGGTGTATACCTCGACAAGATAGGCAAATTCACCGCGCGATATAATGTTTAGCTTGGCGATATGGATCGGGCCGTTGATAGGTATACGCTGCATTATGTTCTGTGAGTAAACGCCTTGCGTACCGCCTTCAAACCCAGCCCCGAGCTGATCTGCAGCAAGTCCGATCGAAAGTGATTTGATCTTGTTCAGATCGTTACTGTTCATCGCTTGCACGTAATCTTCAATTACAGCCCGCACCTGTGCATCCGAGCTGTCGAACCTGCCCGCTTCGTATTTCATTCCCGCAGTGTATGAAACCGCTACTGCTGCAGCAACTGCGACGACAGAGAGCAGAACATATAGGGTTCTTCGACTCCTGGCAGACCAGCGGGCGGGATTCAGACTAAAAGGCATATTTTCTCGTCCGTTCATTTAAAAAACAGGCACAGTCGCGACGCACCGCTTGTCTTTCATTTTCGGTGCACTTGACCACACGCCCTTCACGAAGTCCGTCGCCTTGTATCCGGTGTCAAATGCATTTGACTGCCCACCGATGGATTGATTCAGCGGGCCGTCCATCGGGAAGAGGTCTCGCGCATCCAGCTTTCCTGGCCCACCGCCCCACACCATGTCTGGACCATGCCCAACCTGCTTTCCGGCATACTTGACAGGATCTGCGGTTCTGGCTGCGTCGGTCTCTCGTTTCTTCCTATCCTTCAGCTCGGGGGTCATATCCCGCTTGTACACGGCGCCACCGTTTCGCTGAATGAACTCTTTCCCGAGCCTAATGTACTCGTCTCTCTCGGCGATTATCTCAGGTTGAAATGCCTGCCAGGAATCCTTCTTTAGGCATACCGGCACCTGGTTCGCACATTCGGGATCGCCGGCGCGCGGATCGCACTCGCGCTCGATCATGTTCGCCAGGTTGCACAGCCCCCGAAGCGGGCCGGCCTTCACCTTTTCGCAAGGCAGACCTTCCGGAAGCCTGTCCGGCGGGCAGTCCCCACATTCAAGCGGCTGGGTCGGTAAGCGGCCCGGCGAGCGTTCCCCGTCTGGCCCCAACGATCCACCGCCGCCCTTGGGCAGCACGATCTCGGCCGCATCCCCGACCTGCTGAACTACATCGGCGACCTGCTGGGCCGTCTGGATGAACTGGTCCATCTGCTGCGACATCGCCTGGCAGCGCTGCTGGCGCTGCTGGTCACCCTGGTCCTGTTGTTCCTGCTGCTGCTGTTGTTGCTCCGGCTGGTTCTGCTGCTGCTCTTGACTCTGTTGTGGCGACTGCTGCTGTTGCTGACCCTGTTGCGGGGACTGCTGGCCCTGCTGAGGTGAATTCTGCTGCGGCGCTTGATAATCGGGATTCGGCTTACCCGGCCCCTGGGTGTACCCCGGCGCCGTGGAGTAATTGGGCATCTGGGTTCCGTGCGCGGGTTGATCCCAGCTCTGCTGGGGCTGTTGCGCGCCTTGCTGACCCGGAACCTGCTGTGGCGCTTGCGGATTGCCGGAATTGTAAATTGAGATGCCCGAGTTCTGATCCAGAGGCGGTAAGTTGTTGCCGCCCTGGTAGTCCGGCATCGACGGCGGCAAGCCGGGAGGCTGAAACTGAGAGCCCCCGCCGTCGGTCATGCCGCCGGTCGGTCCCGGCGGGCCGGTCGGTTCCGCGCCCACCGTCGCCAGCGTGGAGAAACCACTTCCCGGCGCCGTGCGCATCGTCGCGACCTGAACCGTGCCAACCCCCACCGCGAGGACAGCGACCGCGACCAGTGCGGCACGGACCCGCTGACGTGCGCGCTGAACTACCGGCTTGTCGGGCCGATGTTGCAGTACGCGGCACCAGTTTGCCTTGTAGTGGTTGCCTGAATCGATATCCCCGGAGGCCATGGGGAACACTGTAAAGCACTTTGAACTGGGGCGAAAGCTGATCCAGAAAACAATCTTGATTCTTTGCCCTCGCAGTGGATGCGACCTGCGGAAAGGTAGCTCCCCCTGCTTGCCGCGAAGAGATTCGTCAGAGGGTGGGGCCAGCTCAGCTCAGCACCGAGCCAGCCCCATCTCCGGACCAACTACGACGATGACGGCGGCAGGTAGCCCGGCAACTTGTGAACGTTGGCGCCCACAGTCAGCGCAAATGCCGCAGCCAAATGATGGAGACGCTCCCCTCCCGCCCCCTCGGCGTCCGCTTTGATCGCCGTCAACAACGCCTCCCGAGTCTCTTTCGTCAAATCGCTATCAGGCATCCATCACCCCTCTCCGCCGCAGCACCCTGCCGCAGCGGCGCAACGCTAGCCGCTACGTCCGGGTAACAAGATCCAAACGCCAAAACTCGTGGGACACATCACCCGTCGAGGATGAAAATCCCCCGGGGACGGCATCTTCCCCACGCCGTCCCCGGGGGATCCTCACACGATCAGTTCATCAAGGCGTTTCTTCCTTGACCGCCAATTGCAGCGGCCCAGAGCAATACACCGATGCCTTGACCTCCATGGGCGTAGCCCACTGAGCAAGTGCAACCCCCGGAGAGTTGCTGTACCGATCGTTACCGGCGAATAGCTGCAGTCGGGTCGGCACGGTCTTCGGGGGCAGATGGAACGCGATATCACCCCACGCCTTGTCCGTATCAACCGGCGACCCAATCAACGGCCCAGCGAAATCGCCAAGATCGAAGTGACCATTCGACACAGGGTCGGCATTCCCGGTCTGCAACCTCCAGTTGCCAGTCGGGACCGAGCCTTTCTCAGCACCAGCCCGAACATGGAACACGACGACCCGACCATCATCATCGAGCGCACACGCGGGACCAGGGTCGACTGTGACGGTGCCGGAATAATCCCCGTCACCACTCCAGCCCGACGAGCCGCTGACCTTCACAGAGGAACCCAACGGCGCGACCGCCGGACTGGCCTCGGATTTGTCACCGACGCACGCGGTCAGCGCAAAAGCGCCGACCACCGCCATGCCTGCAGCCACGCCGCGAGTAATTTTGAATTTCAACATTCTTTTTCCTGTCTTTGCGCAGGTCACTCGCCTGCACAAAGCCGGAAAGGGGTGGCGACACGCGACGCGCAACCCGCCATTTTTTGGCGGGGACACGCCGAGCCTGATACCTTCAAAACCTGTCGCCAACAGGGAATTGGGGTCCCAGGCCGTGACGCCACCACCAGGCATCTGGCCTGGGGCACCTATCCGACCTGCAAAATCTTATCGGTGTCATTCGAAGAAACCGCATTGCGCGCACACTAAATTTCGCCGACATCAGAATTCTTAGAATCCCACCCTGTGGAGCAACACCGGCACCGAGGCTGTGGAAAAGTCCTGAAGTAGCAGATCAACCAGGCCCCACACTTGTGGACAACCTGTGAGCTACGTCTCGCTGAGGCCAAAGGCTACCCGACAGAATTCTTATAGACCGGCATCTCGAACCCCCGGGCGCGTCGCAGGCGATCGCAGCACAAACACCGGATCTGCCCGCGTTCTAACTCTCCGCAGCCCGGGCCCGCACGTTGTAGACCGTGGCGCGCGACACCCCGAACTCACGCGCCAAATCCGCCGGGTGCTCGCCGCCGGCCAAACGCTCCAACACAGCGGCGGTCTGTTCCTCGGTCAGCGCGGGCTTGCGGCCCTTGTACACGCCTTTGGCCTTCGCGAGCTCGATGCCTTCACGCTGCCGCTCTCGGATCATCGACCGCTCGAACTCCGCGACCGCGCCCAGCATCGACAGCAGCAGCGTGGACATCGGCGAATCGTCGCCCGTGAACGTCAGATTCTCCTTGACGAAGTGGACCCGCACGCCCCGTGCGGTCAGCTCCCGCACGGTGCGCCGTAGATCCTCCAGCGACCGCGCCAGCCGATCCATCGAGTGAACCACCAGAGTGTCGCCCTCACGTACGTAGCCGAGCGCCTGGGTGAGTGCTGGCCGGGCGGTGTCCTTGCCGCTGGCCTTGTCCTCGAACCGCTTATCAACCTCGATGCCGTCGAGCTGACGTTCGGTGTTCTGATCGAGGGTCGACACCCGCACGTAGCCGACCTGCTGCCCCGTCATCGCGACACCCCCGTAGTAACGATCGCGTATCCACCATCAGCCAGCGCGTCAACGACTGCCCACGCCAGCGTGTTTGGCCCATCGCCAACCTGCCATGTGTCGACATAGCGAATCGCCTGGCCCTTGATGATCTCGACGGGCGTCTCGAAACGCGGCGAAGCCGCCCCCTCAGTGGGAGCGGCTTGCGGCGAGCTGTGATCGCTCATCGGGACATCATCCTCGGTAGTTGGCGGAGTCAACGAAGAACGCGCGGCCCGTGTCGGGGTCCGTCCACATGCAGGGCTGGCCGTCGGGGTTGCCGTCTTCCTCGGCGCAGGCCGTGAGTGGTTCCGCCGACGCGCTGGCCGCCATCACGGTGCCCGCGGGGATTCCGAGGGCAGCCCCGACGAGCAGGCCGACGGCGAACAGGGCGCGTTGAGCAACGGTGAGCATTGATTTCCTTCCGGTGGGTGGGTTATTCGAGGTCGGACCAGTCGGCCCAGGTCGGTAGTGGTTGGCCGTCCCAGTGGACGATCGCGATCGGCCGGCCACGCGCGTTTAGCAACATGCCCTCGGCTCCGGTGTGTCGGTGTTTGACGCGTCGGTCGGCCAGCGCGGCGCGGATCGCGTCGAGGTAGGTGCCGGTGAACGTCTCCTCCGCGAACACCTTGTTGAGGGCGTCATCGATGCCCTCACGTTCGGTGATGACGTCGGCGATCAGAGCGCCAAGGAGACGCGTTTCTGGCGTGCTGGCCATGGTCTCCAGGTGCGCCAGGTAGGACAGCAGTTGCGCGGTGGCGCGGGCGTTGATCGCGGCTTGCAGCTTGTCGCTGGCACTCATCGGGCCTCGTATTCCTCGACCAGAGCGCCGCAGCGCTCCACGCGGACCGCGAGCACTCTGGCGTTTGCCGTGGCGGCAGTGGTGGCCTCTTCGTTGGCGAGGTTGGCAAGGGATGCCTGGAGGGCGGTTTGGACGGCGGCGGCGATCCGCGCGGCCTGGGCTTCGGTGACGCCTTCGATCTGGTAGGTCGTCGTGAAGCTGGTGAGGTAGCCGGCGGTTTTCGTGGCGGTGGTCATGAGTTCTCCGTTTCTAACTAGGTTCTAGACCACATTAGAACCTTGTCTAACAATTAGTCAACCACTCTTGTTAGACTGTATTTACGCATTTCACCGCTGATATCGCCGATTCTTCAATCTGTTTGGCACGGGTATACCCCAGTTAGACGGACTCGGCTTCGTCGTCGTCCTCGTCGTCGGCCAGCTGCTCCAGCACGCGCGCCATCCACCCCGGCTCAGACTTGGCCTCGATGCCCTGGGCGCGGCGGGCCACGGCCAGCCACTCGGCCAGCTCGTCGACCGGGATGCCATCGAGGGCGAGCACCTGGCGCGCCACCTCGACGTGGATCTCCCACAGCGAATCGTCCGGGCCGGCGACGAACGCGAACAGCTCGCGGCACTCGGCGGCCACCGCGGCGTTCAGCGCGGCCGGGTCTAAGCGTCCCTCGGCGACGTCCTTGGCCACCGTCATCGCGGCCTTGATCGCGTCCTGCGCGGGCTCGGTCGGGGCGGTCACGGCTCAACCACCTCGGCGTCGATGACGGGCTGGGCCGGGATAGCCGCGGGGCCAGACGCAGCCAGCGCCAGCAGCTCGGCCTCCGCTCGCTCCAGCACCGCCACAGCGGTCGTGACGTTCACGTTGACCTCCTCGGGCACGACGACGAACAGCCCCCAGAGCTTGGCTTCCTTCTCGTAGCTGTCGAGTACCGCGCGGCCCAGCTCGGAGACGGTGCGGTGCTCTCCCCTGGCCTTGGCCTTGGCCATGGTCTCCATGAGCATTCCGCGGACCATGCGGATGCCGTCGCCGTTCGCGCGGCGTGCGATTTCGAGGGTGGACGGCGGGTTCTTCCTGAGCCACGCCATGGCGGCTTTCTGGGCCGATTGGGGCGATTTGAAGCCCGTGACCTCGGCGACTTCGCGCCAGGTTCGGCCGGCGATGTGGAGCTGCCAGGCTTTTTCGGCGCGTTGGTTTGAGCCTTGGCGGTTCATGACTGGCGGCATGGTGGTGGATTTTCTTTGTTGGGGGTGCTGGCTGCGGGTTGGCGGCGATGGTTGATGGGTCGGGGTTTTGTGGGTGCGCAGGTGAGTTACAGGCGTGTTTTTTGGCTGCTGGTGGCGTCGTGGGGCGGTTTTTGGCTGGTTTGTGGGGTGGTTGTGCCTGTGGGGGTGTTCCAGCCCATTTGGGCGCGGATGGTGGCGAGTCCTCGTTTGGCGGCGGCTGCGTGGTCGATGTGGCGGCATGGGAGTCCGTCTCGGTTGCCGTGGGTGTCGCAGAGCTGGCAGTTGCGGATGGCTTCGGCTTGGGCGATGTCGGTGAGGTCTAGTTGGGCTTGTGTGCGTTCGTCGGCCCAGGGGTCGTATGGGTCACGCATCGGTGTCTGCCTCGGTGCGGCGGAGGGCTGCTTGGACGAGTTGGCGTCCGCGGGCGTTGGTTTCGGCTTGGGTGGGGTTGTGGTTGCAGACGGTGCTGGTGCCGGGGAGGTAGCCGTCTGGGTCGCAGAGGTCGCAGGTGGCGATGGCGTGGGCGCGGAGTTGGGCGGCTTGGTGGAGGGCGTCGGCCCTGGCTTGGGCTTGGGCGCGTGTTTGGTGTTCGGTCCAGCGTTCGTGTGCCTTGCGGAAGTTGGCGCAGGGGCCGCAGTTGTCCTCGATGGCGTCGGGGTTGTCGCGGTGGGCTTTGCATCGTGTGGGGGGTTCGTCTGGTGCTGGTGTGGGTTCGGCGGTCTCGTGTGCGCGCGCACGCGTACCCCCCACTTGAGTAGTTACCAAGGTGAGAGAACCTGAACCTGAACCTGAACCCGAGGGTCCCTGGGTGGGTCTCGGGGAGGGTCCCGGGGTGGGTCCTGTTTCCCCAGGTCGCGGGGTGGGTCCCGTAGACCCTCCCGAGGTGGGTCCTTCGGAGGGTCCCGAAGAGGGTCTAGGGGTGGGTCCCTGGGAGGGTCCCTCGGTGAGTCCGTCGAACGGTTCTGGGAACGGCTGCGGGTATCCGTCGGCCAGGGTCTTGAGGTGTGCGCGGGCCGCCCTATGGGTGTCGTTGATGGAGTCGCGCAGACGCTTGGCGTAGTCCTTGTCCCCCTTCACTTCCGGGACGTCCATACGGTCGAGCTCGTCGGCGAGCACGGCGGCGAACTTGGGCGAGTCGATGACGGCCAGGAGACGCAGCGCGGCCAGGAACATGGTGGGCTGCTTATCCAGCTCGTCGCGGCGGATCCGGGACCGCACCAACACCTCCCCCGTGTCCTCGTCAGTGAACACGAAACCGCGGCGCTCCATGCGCACCAGCGCAGCCTGCAGGTCGCGCACGGCGGGCAGGTGGTCGCCGTCGCGCATGGCCTTGCGCCAGCGGGTGAAGTTGATCGGCTGGATGCCGGCAGCATTGACGGCGCGCTGCCCGTTGAGGACCTGGAAGAACAGCTTGTCGAAGATCGGCTGGTTGCAGAAGTCGTCGTCGGACCATTGGGCGAACAGGTTTTTGGCGTACTCGCGGGTCGTCACTGTGCTGCCTCTGCGGTGGTCGGGGTGGTGGGCGGTGTGCTGATTTCATTCGTCGGGGGTGAAGAGGCGGCGCGTCGTCTGTCCGCGTCCAGCTCGCGGTTGACGCCGCCCCAGATCCCGTACGGTTCGCGTCTCGTGCTGGCGGCGGCCCGGCACTGCGGCCTCACAGGACATTTGGCGCACACCGTCTGGGCTGCCCGCGCGGTCACGGTGTCGGACGGGTCAGGGAAGAACAGCTCGGGGTCTTCGTCCCGGCACACGGCGCGGGCCTGCCAGTTGAGTTGACGCATCAGCGGTGGCCTTTCAGATCGTCGGGAAGGGGCGCCACGCCAGGCGGCAGAATCCGGAGGCGTGTTCGGCTGCCGAAGGTTTGGCCGCATGAGCACATGTGGTCGCCGTCGTGGCCTTCGTCGAGTGCGCAGGCACATGGCGTCCCCTCAACCCACCAACCGCATACGTCGGTCATAAGCCGAGCTCGCTGAACAGATCTGGCGCCGATGGAACCGGCTTGCATGTGGAGACTGGCCGTTTCGGTGGCGAGGTATTCCGTCGTGATTCCGCAGGCGGCGGTGCGGCGGGCGGGGTGGCGTCGAGTCCGGTGAGCGCTTCGCGCATGTTGTCGAGGGCGCGCTGCAGGTCGTCGATCCGGTACCCGGTCGCCGCACCCGACAGCCGGCGCACCGCGGCCTTGACCGATCGGGTCTGGGCGAGCACCTCACGGATCTGTTCGATCTCGCCGAGCTTGACAACGTTGAAGTACGCGGGCGACTTGTCGTCCCAGTCGATTTGGTGGCCGAGAGCCTTCTCCAGTGCGCGCAGCCGTGTGCGTGTCACTTCTGCGAGATGTCCGTTATCGGCCGCCCGGGCAAGTTCGTGCTTGATGCGCTGTTCGACGCGCTCGTTCACTTCGGTGGAGGCTGCGCGGTGGGCATTGTCGCGGGCCTGGTTGATGGCTTGGGCGCGCAAGGTGTCCTGGCGGGCCATGATCGAGCGGACAGCCAGCCAGGACGGTTGGCGGTCGCGCCGGATATCGGCTTTGACGACGATTTGCATGCGGGTCTTGGATTTTCCTGGCGACATGAGTCCCCACCCGGGCGGTAGTTCGCCGTCGCGGACGATGTTGGGGTCGTTGACGACGAGCCACCATTGGTGGCATTGGTCGCACCATGGGTCGGCCTTGCCGGGTTTGTTGAGTTCGTTGAGCCAGTCGGCGCGGGACACCTTGAGTTCGTGGCCTACGAGGATCCGGCCGCTGCTGCTGGTGAATCCGACGTAGATGGCGTCGCAGCCGCCGTCGCGGCCGGACGCTCCGCCGGCCGGGTTCCATCCGACCTCTGGCAGGAACACGCCGCCGGGCAGCGGTGCGCCGGGCTTGATGTAATGCCGCCGTAGCAGTGCGAGCAGGTCGGCGGTGTCACCCATTGGTGCGGCGTCCCTTCCGTTTCTGTGGGCGTGGGCAATTCGGGTGGTGGCCTTGCGTGGGTGGGTGCCATCCGCAGTACGTGCAGCGGCCCAGCGCGCGGCATTGGGCGTACGTGAACAACACCCGCGGCAGCTCACCCATCACGCCAACATCTCTGGCTCGCTGTGAAACTGGGCGCCGAGGTCGGTACAACTCGCGAACGGCACTAGGTCGTGGTCAGCCTTGACCTGGTCGCGTTCGGCGCACGGGATCTTCACCCACCCCATCGCCGCACCTCCTCCCGATGCCGCCGGGCAGCTGCGAGCAGCGCGGCGGCGACATCCTCCAGCTCGTCGGCGTCGATACCCAGCCTGTTGGAAACAGTTATGTCGCCGTTGAATTCCTGCTCGATGTACGGGTCACTCAGCCACACAGTGTTGTCAGTACCGTTGACCCCAACCGGCTTCGGCAGCTCCACGACCGCGTAGCCGTGGGATTCGAGCAGCTTCGCCGCTGTGAACAAAGGATCGGGCATTACGCCACCGCCCCGGGGTATTGGTCCCAGGTGCGCCCGTTCAGCTCGCGCCCGGCGCGCTTCTTGCCGAGCCTCCGCATGGCACACCAATGTCCGCCGCTCGCGTTCCACATACCATCGTCGTCCACACTGCGGCCGGTTTCGCACTGGACGTAGCGATCCGGTGTCACGTCGCCATCGCTTGGCAGCACGGGTCGGAACTCGCCCCACTGTTTGAACAGGAACGGCACACCAGCGGCCACGCACTGATCGCGCAGCGAGCGCGCCCATTCGGGATGCATCGGCCTTGCGCCCGACCCGGACTCGCCGCCGACAACCACCCAGTCGAGCTGGCTACCCCAGAATGGCGTACCGGCCGCGATCGGATCGGTGTGAAGGTTGACCGGTCCAAGTAGCGGCTCGGCGCTGATCCACCGCACCGCGGCCGGGGTATCGAGCAGCGCTGGGATTCGGAGGTCTGCGCGCTTCTGGTCCTCGGCGCTCACCCCTAGCCAGACGTTGGGTAGCGGCCAGGGCGGGCTATATGCCTCGGGGCCATCGGGCCCCGGTTCGTTCTCCCAGGCTTCCTGGAACATCATCCCGAACTCGTGCGAGTTGAGCAGTGATCGCATTCGTCCATGCCGCTTGGTGAGCAGCTGGAACGTATGGTGATCGGCCAAGGCCATTACAGCGAACACGCGGGCGATGTACTCGTCAGGCACCTTGTCGTGGAACAGGTCTGACATCGAGTTGACGAAAATTCGGCGCGGCTTGGTCCAGCGCAGCGGCAAGTCGAGCTTGTCGGGCCGCAGCTGCACATCGAATCCGGTCTCGAAATAGTGCCCCCGCGTGCCGCGCCAACGCTCGGCGAACGTTTCGGCGTAGCAGTGATCGCAGCCGGGAGACACCTTGTCGCAACCGGTTACCGGATTCCATGTCGCATCAGTCCATTCGATGCCGGTCTTGTCGCCCATCACTGCACCCACTCGCGAACCGTCGTGCCCTCCGGGCATTCGACGATGAGAGCCGGATCCTCCGGCCCGTCGGGGCGCGCGCCGAACGTGACGGGCCACTGCCAGCCGTGCACCGGATCGGGATGTAGCACGGACAGCACCCATCCCTGGCCTATGCCACGTAAGGGCACATCAGTATCAAATACCGCACGCACCCAAAGGCTTTCACCACTCGGCGCTTCTACCACCACCGTCACTCCGCCGTATGCGTCGAACTCTTCGGTGAATGCGCCCTCGACTTCCAGTAGGTCGTCGCTGGCTCCGTAGAAGGTGATCGCGCTCATTCGTTGTCTCCGTTCGTTTTCGGGTCGGCCTCGAATCCAGGGCAGTCGGACAACACCGACCGGGGGTTGATGTCGCCTACGTGCTGGGATAGGTGATCGCCGCAGATGCAGATCGGGTTGTCTGTCATGCGCCGGCCTCCAGCCCAAAGAGCCCTTGCTGCACCGGCTTCTGTAGCCGGGACACAATCAACGGCAGATAGCCGGCTTCGCGCTCGACGGCGATGCACTGCCGGTCCTCGAGGACGCATGCCTCGGCGGTGGTGCCGCTGCCGGCGAACGGTTCCAGCACCACCGCGCCCACTGGGGTCACGAGACGCACGAGCCAGCGCATCAGGTCCAGCGGCTTGACCGTGGGATGCTGCACACCATCGGCGTTGGGTCGCTCCGAGGTTGGGGCCTTGGCCTCGTAGCGAAACACGGGGAAGAACCGGGACGCGCCGCCTTCGTCGGCATACTCAGCGCCCGTAGCGGTCATTCCCCATCCCGCGCCGGATGCGGCGCCTCGCGGCTTGCCTACGCGGCTGGTGGACGTGCCGCTCTGCTGATCGAGCGCGGCGGCCTGGTCCTCGTCGAGGACTACGTTCGTTGGCCAACGGCCCAATTCTTCGGATCTGGCCACCGATGCACGACTTCGCTCTGCGTTCGCCGCCACCATGTCGGGGTCGTCCATCCAGGGCCGGCGCCAGCCGTCTTTCATCCGCTGACCGCGCGTCGTTGAGCCGCCGCCGAGTTTGTCCCCGGTGGGTATCCGACAGGCATCGATATTCAGTGCCCCGGTGCCGTACTCGAGTACGTTCGCGGCCACGGTGCCCGCCAACGGTTTACGTGCGACGACGATCGGCTCGAAAGCGGGCTTGAGTGCGGTACCGAGGCCACCCTGGAGGTTCATCGACTTCGGGAATCCCTGCGCGTACAGCCAGGCAATGCTGTCGCGGATCTCGAAACCCGCGTCCTCGATTCCGGCCGCGAGCCGATGCCAGGTGCGCGAGCCGCCGAACGCCAACAGGTGCCCGCCAGGCTTGAGGATGCGCAGGCATTCGGTGGCCCATGCCGTGCACCAGCGCTGGAAATTGAGCATTGCCGCCGGCGAGAGGTCATAGCGGCCGGCATCCATCGCCAAGCCTTCGCGCTGAGTCCTCTGGGGCGACCCATTGCGCCGCTCAGACCCGAACGCGCCCGGCTGGTCCCAATCCTTGCCCATGAACGCGATGCCATAGGGTGGGTCGGTGATCACCGCGCCGACGCTTTTGTCCGGCAGCTCGCGCAGCACGTCGAGGCAGTCTCCGTGGTAGAGGGTGACCGAATCATCTTGGTAGTAGGGCATGATCATGCGCTGACTCCGAATAGCTCCAGCTGCCCGACCGGCTCGGCGCCGACGCCGAGGATGGCCGCCAGGCAGCCCCATTCGCGGTCACGCAGACTGAACACGATGTCCATATGCGCTTCGTCTTCTTCATCGGTGGGGTGGTAGTGCACGCGCCCCATAAAATCTGTATGCGCCCGGGGCTCGCCGTCGTACGTCCAGTGGCACCGGCACCACATCGCAGTGCGGTGGCGCTCATCGAGTTCGGCCTTGTCGATCGCGGCCAACTCGCTCAGTAGCTCCGCGGGAATTGTCTTGCGGAACGCCCGAATCTGACTGGCTGTCACAGCGACTCGCACGCCACCACTCATCGGGCTCGTAATCTTGTTGTTGTCAGTCTCGTAGCTGTTCATCCACTCCGGAGCGCCGTCACGCGGCGAACCCAGATACCCTCCCCGCCTAGACATGTGATCCTGCAAGCCTTCATCGGATAACAAGGCGCGGCTGATGTTCAGCCCGACAGTCCATAGCAGCCAGCGCTGATCTTCGGTCAGCATCACGCACCTGCCTCGTCGATCGCGCGGACGGTCGCGCACGGGTGCTCGGTCCACTCGCCGTCTTCGTCCTGGCCGCATTCCTCACACACCGCCCGAGAAGTGGTCGACACCGTCTCGTCTTCGCATACGCAGTCGTCAGTGGTGTCGCCGCACTCCGCGCAGGTGACCAAGTTGATCGGCCTATGTAGTTCCCGGATCGCGGTGAGTGCCTTGCTCTGCCGTTCGGCGAGCTGCTTGGTGGCCAGCACGGTGTCGGCTGCGCCGAGGATGCCCAGCACCGCGCCGCGGTCGATCGCGTTGAGGGTGTGTCCGAGTTGCGCCACTGTCACACCCCCGATGCCTGGGCTTCGGCCTGCGCGCCGTCGAGCCCGATGGCGTACAGCTGCGCGGTATGCAACGCGGCGAACGATTTACCCTCCGCTGGCAATGCCAGCATGGGCAGGCCGTCGTGCCCAACACCCTGCAGGATCCATTCGCGGCCGACGCTCTGAACCATGTAGGTGCCGCGCAGGCCGACCGCAGCTAGGGCACCGATGATCTCGGGGTGTCCGCGCCACCTCAGGCTCATAATCCGAAGCCCTCTACGCGGATCTCGACCCCGGCCGTCTCCCCCAGCTCGGCGATCCGCTTGTAGCCGGACAGGCTCACCACCTGGGAGTCGTCGGAGAAACACACATCGGTGAGGGCATCGAGGACCGCGCGTTCCAGCTTGTCCAAGTCGGGCCGCTTGGTCGCCGCCGGCGTCCGGCTCTTGGGCGCGGATTTCGGCCGTGGCAGAACAAATTGCAGCGTCACCGACACCGGCCCGTCGAATATGGGGCGGCCAGCCATCGCCCCGTGGGCCACGAGCGCGACCCGTTCGCGCCACGGCCCAACCTCTTTCGATGACTCAACCAAGATGCCGCGACCCACATGCCTCTTGCTGCCCTGCGGGGCGGGCTTGCCCGGAACAAAGAACACCGCCTCGGAGGTGTCTGGCAGCGTCGGTGTGGTCACTGCTCGCTCGCGTTCTCGAGCGCTTGGAGCGCCTCGGCCACCTGGGCGGGCCCGAACAGTGCCTTACGTGCGCTGGAACCCTCGGCGGCAGTCACGATTCCTGCCGCGGTCAGCTCGTCGAGGATCCATTCAGCCTTTGCGAATCCGACGTTGAGCTTGCGCTGCAGGTTGGCGGCCGACACGAATTGTGTGGTGGTTATCAGCTCTACGGCCTGCCGCAGCAGCTCCCGCGAGCCGGCACCGCCGGCCAACTTGTCGGCCGCGTCAGCCACGACCTCCCCGAGCAGCATGCCTTGCGGGTTCTCGACTGAGACGGTGATGCCGCTGCGCTTCATCTCCTTCAACGCGGCAACGAGGTCGTCTTCTGCGCCCAGTACCGGTTCGATGCTCGGCTCGTCGGTCGGGTCTCCTGGCAGGGGTACGCCGGGGGTGGCCGCACCGATCCAGGTGTCGCCGATCTGCACGAGCTGTAGCCGTCGTTCCGGCGAGCGGAACATTTGGATCTGCATGTTTCGGCGTTTAGCGACCTTCACCAGCGGCGACAACACCGCAGCCGACCACAGCGTCAGCGGCACCTCCTCGTAGTCGTCTTTCGCCGGGAACCGGCCTGTCCGAATCCGACTGACCAGTTCGAGGGGGAACCGAGAACCGTGGTGCGCGTGGAACTTAATGGTGTTGTCCGAGTCGAACAGTGCTGGAGTCTCGGTCAGCTTGATAGTCCACCCAGGGTGCCCGTCGTCCTTCTTGTTCTCGGGCGGGTCGGCCAATTCCAGATCGATATCGACGGTGTGTTCGTCGCCCTTCAGCCACGACTTGCACAGCGTCAACACGTCTTTCACCGACTGGCAGGGCCACACCATCGGGTCGATCCGGCCGTCGACCGGAATCCAGGTATGCCCAAGGACGTTTTTGGTGGTCGATGTCGCAACCAGTAGATCCACGTCCCCGGGTTCCTCGCGCCACGGCCCGCGGGTAGTGGTGAGGTGAACACCTCCACCAGTCCCATTGCTCACCGCAAGCGCGTCGGTCAGGACTTCGATCAGTTTCTTCGTTGCCACGGTGATACTCACTTGCCTGCCTCCCGAGCCGCGGCGGCGAACACCGGCTGAAGGTTCTTGAGTCCCAGTAGCTTCAGCTCGGCGGCGCTCACCGTGTCGCCGGTAGCGGCCTCCAGCACCTTGAGTAGCGACCGTGTCTCAATGGCCTGTGCCGGCGAGAGCAGCCCGTCCGGCTCGGCCACCGAGTTACGGACGTCGTAGTTGCCTGGCGGGGTGTAGAACAGGCCGCGGAAGTTTCCGCCGCCCAGAATGTCGCTGCCGGGCTCTGCGATCGGGCCGCCCTTCTTCAGCTGGGCCGTGAGCCAGTCGCGGACAACTCGGAGTTTGGCGGTGTTGTCGTGCTGACGGGCGTGGTCGGCGCGGTACTTATCGCACGCTTTGACGTAGTCGACCCGAGCGCGTTCATGCGCGGCGAGCGCAGAGTTGGCGACGTTGATCAGTTGGGCACGGTTGAATGTCACAGACATGATTGGTGTGTTCCTTCCGAGGATGGTTATCGAGTTGTGGTGCCGGCGTTTTCAGCGGCACCGAAGTCCGGGTGCTGGCCTGCCATGTGCTTGCCGAGGTTGACGAATGACCTGTTGCAGCAGGGGCATACGCCCTTGGCGATGCGGTTGCGGGTCTTCGTCAACTTGCCCTTGGTGACCGCGTGCGCCGCTTTCGCTGCGCGCAAGTCTTCCTCGCGGTTAGCGAGCTGCCGCTCAAGTCGCGCGGCCCGGGCCTTCGCCAGCTCCGTCTCGTTCTTCTGCGGGTAGTACCGGCTGTGTCCGTTCGGGCAATACCAGGTCCTGTGGTCCTCCCGGCGCTGGCGAACGAACTCGTCACTGAGCGCGAACGGAACTCCGCAGCCCTCGTGCCCGCAGTAGATGACGGTGTAGGTGCCGACCGCTGTGAATGTGGCGCTCACTTCTTCACGTCCTCGTTGAACAGGTCGATCAACGACTGAGCCTGTTCCTCGGTCAGGTCCTGGTCTCGGCTGACCTGCGCCTGGGTAGCCGACAGCACGTAGTCAAACCAGCCGGAATCGTCACCACCGAAACCCTGTTCGGTACGGATCTTCTTCAACCGCGCGAGCTGGTCGCCGCTGGCCATCCGTAACTCGCCGGCCGAATCAGACGGCGCCGGAGCCACTGCAGCGGGCTCGCCATCATCAACAACCTCGCCGTCGACGAACTCGGGCTTCACATCCACCAGATCGGAGATGGCGTCGGTGCGCACCGAGCCGTCGTGGTTAACCGCTTGGTTGAATTCCGGCGACAGCGGCATCCACTTCGAGAGCTGTTTCAATGCAGTCTTTTTCGCCATCGCTTCCCAATCCGTGACCCACGGACCGTTGTTCGCGGCCATCGAGCGCTTGCGGATCTTCTCCACCTCGGCGACGGTCATCACCACGAAGTTGCTGGCCCCGTCCTTCAGCTTCACGAGCGCATAAACCCAGATCACCTGTCCGGGATCGGCTGCGCGGGAACGCTTGTGCTTCAGGTACGCGTCCAATCCCTCTTCGAAATCGAACTCGTCGGCCTCGTACACCACCTGCGCCTTGACCGTGGCCACCTGACCCGAGCGGTATGCCAGATCGACAAGGCCGCGATACCCCGGAATGAAGGTGACCTCCCGCTTGTACGGCACGAGGTACGCGTGCCCCAGCGGGCCGGGCTCCAGGCCGAGCTGCGAGCACGTCATCAGCGCGCCGAGGAACGATTCTGGGGTGCATTGGGCCAGCCGAGGTGTCTGCCGCAGCACCGTGACGGCGATACGCGCCATCCGGTCCGGGTTCATGTGCCGCGGTAGCGCACGGGCGATCTCGGGCTTCTGCCGCTCGATCAGCTGCGCGAGCGTCGGCGGCTTCTGCTCCGTCTTCGCGACATCGGTACTGGTCACTGGTACATCCCTTCCAATTCGGCGATAAGGTGTTCTGCTTCTTGCTGGTCCACTGCGGCCTCGACGTCACGGGCCACCCACCCGGGTAGGCTGATGGTCTCGACGTCGTCGCTGTATCCAGGCCACACACCGCGCTCCATGCAGTCGGCGTACAGCCGGATGGCCTGACGATTGAGCCGGCGCCCCTCCTCGATGGCTTGGTCGTCGTACTTCACGACCGTCACCACGTACGGAGGTTCCTTCTCCTGCACCACGAACCGGAACCGCGGGTTCTCCGCGATGCCCAGCGCGATAGCCAGGTCCCGGTACCAGGCGGCCTGCATGAAGTAGGACAACGTCCAGAACTTGCGGACCAGCTCAGTTGGGTTGGCGGTCGTGGAGGTTTTGTAGTCGTCGATGTCGCCGTTCGGCTCGAGCCAGTCGACCCGGCCGCGCAGCTGCACCCCCGTTTCGGGATCGGTGTGGTACAGAGCGATTTCGGCTCGGCCCTCGTCGAACATGGGGCCCGCCGTCGGATGTGCGAGCACCTTGACGGCCATGGCCTGGGCCCTGGTGAAATCGTCAAGCGAGATCGGAGTACGACCCTGCTTGCGCGCCTCGGCTGCCGCGGTTTTCCACGCCGCCGTCGAGGACGGTTTCTCGGAGGGCTTCCCGTCAGCCTTGAGGCCGTGCACCGCCGGATCCAGAACCACGAACTCAGCGCCCTTACCGAGCACCAGGCTGTGAGCGACGTGCCCGAAGTCCCACTCCTTCTTCGGCTTTCGCACGTTGTCCATGGCCCAACGGAATTTCTCTGGGCACGACGGCGGCAGCAGCAGCTTCGCGCCCGACACCGACAGACTCCCCCGGTCGGCGTGGTACTGCTCCTCCGGCACGTCGGGATACGCGCCGTCGACTGTGGTCTCCTTCGTCACTGGTAACTCCTCACTTCGTCGAGAGCGTCGGTGCAGTCACCGGCCATGCCGAGCGCTCCGCGCCCCGCGACATCCGCTGCGGCGCGCTCCATTTCCGTCATCGTGTGCGTGGCAGCGCGCCACTCCTCGGCCTCGTACTCATACGCCATCACCGGTTCACCCCTGTCTCTTCTGATTGGTCGGCAGGGTCCGGGTAAAGCCGGAAACCCCACAGCAAGATCGATGCGGCGCAAAGCAACAGGGCGACCGCAAACAGTTCGACGCAGAACATGACGAGTGCTCCCCACGCCACCAGCCCGAACACCCAGGCGGCGACCGCCAGTGCGCGCGTCATGACGCCAACACCGAGAGGCGAGCGCGGTTTTCTGCGATGGCGCCGACCCGGCGCTGTAACGCAACCGTGCCCTCGTCGGGATTGACGAACGCCGCGAGCGTCATGGTGATCTGCGCATACTTGGCCGGGTGCAGCTCTGCCAGGAGCCGAAGCTGCTCAAACACCCGGCGTGGATCGTCCTCACGAAGCCTTTCGACGAGGTCAAGCGCATCCTCAGCCACACGATCGAGGTCGGTTTCATACGACTGATCCACCCCTGGCCGCCTCACCGAGCACCGCCTACTGCTCTCGCCACGATCCGCTCGTACGTGGCTTCGGCAGTCATGACGGCGCGCTGGCGCACCTTGTGAGCGGCCAGGATTGCAGGCGCAACCTGCCGAGCCCGCTCCAGCAGCTCAACGACTTTCGCGATCTCGTCCGGCCTCATTGCCCCGGCATCACTTCGGCCATGCCGGTCGCTGATACGCATGATCGTCTTGCCCGAGTCCAAGTTGACCCAGACGTAGACGGCGCCGCTGCTGAGTTCAACCTCGCCGATAGGTTCCCCGCTCATCGGGCACCGCCGTCCCGAAGATCTGCGACGGTCGGCCGGAACTTGCTGGCGCGGTGCTGCCCCCGATACCTGCGCCCCCGCTTCGGCGGCAGGATGATGCCGCCAGGGACTGAAACCGCCTGGTGCACCTTGAGCGCCGCCACCGTCGTGTCGTAATCGGCCGGTGTCCAAACCGGCTGCAGCGCCGTCACCGGACGACCACCGTTCCGGCCGGCAGCCAATCCGGCTCACCGGGAACCACGTTGTAGTCGAACACCAGGTACTTCTCGTAGCCCTGCGTGCTTTCCTGGCGGTAGTAGCCCTCGCTGCGAGTGCACGAGTAGTAGCCGCAGTAGGTGCTGCCCCGCACCCATCCTGCGGCCGTCCAAATCCGGCGCTCCCGAATCCAGCTGCCGTCAGGGCGTTTCGGGCCGTCGCAGATCGTTCGCAACTGGCTACCGAACAGGCCCCAGCTCACTGTCTCGCAGCCGTCGTTCGGAGCGGCATGCGCGCGCTGGGCGTACCCGACCGCAGCCATTGCCAGCACCGCGCCCGTGAGCATCCCGATCAGAACGCGCCGCACTGCCGTGGCGCTCACTTCTCCACCGCCGCAACAAGACGCGCGATGATTGCGGCGTGAAATTCGAGCAGCTGACGGACGGCTTCCCGCGCCTTCTCGTCGCAACGTGAACCGGCAGCGTGCGCCGTGAATTCCGCACTCTGGGCCTGCTCGTCCCACAGGATCGTCAGCCATCCATCACCGGCAGGATGTGGCATCGCAACACCCACCTGACTCGGCCCCAGCGCCCGCTCGACGTACGCGACCAGAGCGCCGTCCTCGCGTTCCTTGATCTCGTGGGTAGACTCCATAGTTGGCATTGGGTTCCTTTCGTCGTTGTGATCCATTGCCTGGCCCCGCTGTTCCAGCAGCGGGGCTTACTTCTTGGTGATGCGGTAATCCGCCAGTAGAGAGCTGGCGATGGGGTCGGCCCAGATGTATCCGAGGTGGGTTCCCCCGACCCAGACCCCGGTGATGCACGCGGCAAGATCGGCGTGTGAGACCGGTGCATCTACCAGGCCGTCCCGAATGTCCGCGCACCGCTGAGTGATCGGGCTATCACCTGGCGTAGCAGCCAGCAGCTTTGACGGCTCCGAGCGCTGCTCGGCAAGCCGCTGGCAGATTGTCGCGCCGGAAGCCGCTGCGCCACGCAGGAACTCGACAGCCAAGCCGAACACGATTCCCAGAGCGCTGTCCGCGGCGATCACAGCGTCACCGACCTTGCGCACTCGCGCACCCGCAGATCCGCGACTTCGTCGGAAAGCTCCGCGACCCGCTCCTGCAGCGCGTCGCGCTCATCGCGCGCCGCGCACTCGGCGTCGGCGCAGTGCTTGAGCTCGGTCGTCAACGCATCGATGAGCGCGCCGGACTGCCGCAGCAGTTGACCGAGATTCAGAATCAGCACCCGCTGATCACCGCTGTTGGCAGCGTTGTAGTAGGTACCGATCATTGAGATCAACTCACCCGCGAGCTTCTTCGAATCCGGCTCGGCGTCCAACTTCTGCAGCAGCCGATCGCGATCGGCGCTCACGCGGTCGAGTTCCGCCAATGCTGCCTCGAGCGTTTCCGGGCGGGCGGTCATGCGTTCACCAGCCGTCGACGTGATCGCGCGGAGAGACCGAGCGCCAGCGGCGCCTCGGACTCGGTATCTTCCTCGGGCGCGGCCACCTCCGTTTTGGCGTTGGTGAAGTGCGCGATCAGCGCATCAACTTGGGCTTTCGTGAATCGCCACTCGCGGCCGACCTTGTAGCCCTCGATCTCGCCGCGATTCAGTCGTCGCCGCAACCAGCGTTCACCATCGGTCCATTCCTCGGGCAGCACGTCGGCCACAACCTGCGCCAATGAGTAGGTCTCAATGCGCGCGCTCATACGACAGTCACCGCCCGCCGTGCCCGGATCTGCTTCGGCCGGGCCTTTGTCATCGGTTCGACGACGATCTGGCTCATGGGAATGCCGAACTTCTGGCACATGGCATCGATCAGCGTCGGCGTCGCCCGGCCCGCCCAGTTGCGGTCGAACGCGTCATAGACGGTCGATGATCCGACGCCAAGGAATCTCGCTAGTTCAGCGACAGTCTCAATGTTGTTGGTGGCCAAGGTGTTCCGCACACCCTGCGGCTGCCATTCCAGTCCGTAGCTCACGTCAGGAACAGTAGCACCGCATATCGGAATTCCGGCATTACATTCCGGAAATCCTGAATCGTGTCGCGTTCAGTCGGTACGTTTCCGCATGTCACGAAACTTTGACGGGTTCCGGAAATCCGGGATAGCATTCCGGTATGCCGAGAAGTGACCGCAGAGGACGTGACCTGAAAACGTTCCTGCAAGCCGAGATAGTCGGAAGCGACCTCACCGTCACCCAGGTCCACGAAGCAGCCGGACTGACCGCATGGCAATACCGCGGCGACAAGCGCACCCCCGGCCGGAAAGACGCTGACGACTTCCCGAACGCCGAAGAACTGCGACTCATCGCCGCCCATTACCAACTAGGCGACGAGGGCTACTTCAATCTGCTCGTAGAGTTCGGCATCACCGAGCCACAACCAGGCTTCCCCGGATTCACCGGGGGCTCCGTCAGCCCAAAAGCCCAGGGCCGCACGGAGACCAAGGCGCGGCCCGCCAAGAAGACCAAACGCACGCCAATCCACCCCGACACCTTCAGCCCTAATGCACCCGCCCCGTAAGTCGCCCCTTCTCCAACCAGGAGTGAGCTGAGATTGCGGCGAACCCGAACCCGCACGAGCACGCAAGGAGCCACACCGGCAGCGAAGCCGCTGCAGTATCTTGCATCTCAGCAGGTAGGAACGTTGTTGCGATCCTGACCGCACACGCGGCCATGCCGAACCCTGCGGCCAGCATGTAAGACCCACATAGCCCACGGATCGCCGGCCGGTCCCGCCACATCGGTATCAGCGAGTAGATGCTGTAACCCAGCAGGTACATCAGTGTTCCGCAAAGCACGATCCAATAGGCGATGAGCGAAAGGTCCGCAACGACGCGAAAGAAGTCATCGTGGTAGATCTTGGCGCTGTTACCGATAGTGAACAACGCCAGCATGATCGGTAGACAGAGAGTCGCGGGCAGCTCCACGTGGAGCTTGAACCGCCGTTTCAACTGCTCCTGATCCAAACGGATAATCATGTGGTAGCAAAGCGCCGACGCTGCAACAACATAGCAATCGTGGCCGATCAGATCCTCAAGGTTCCAACAACCGGTTGGAGCGTGCAACCAAACCCCGAGTGTTCGAGATGCCAACGGGGACATAAGAAAAATCGCCGCACCCTGCAACGCGATGTTGAGGGTGGCGGCGACTTCCATACGGCGGGTCCAAGTCACGCGCCTGATCCACAGAGACCAACAGACCGTGACGAGGGTAAACGTGATTAGAGCAGCAGGCATCAGCGAAAACCTTTGTGAATTAAAGGAATTAGAAGTTAGACACACCCCGGAGTGAACAAAACGTTACACCCTGTCACCCGACCGAAACCCTTGAAATTAGGTAACGATCTGGTCTCAGCGGAGAGTCTTACTCATGAAATCGGCGACAGCCCTGCTACTGGCCCGATCGACGTCTCCGTATGTGTCAACAGTGATTTGGATATTCTCGTGGCCCAGATGACGGGACACCACGGTAATCGGAACACCTGCCAACAACAGCCATGAGGCACATGTGTGGCGTAGATCGTGCGGTGTTGGTTTCGGATTCAATTCTGAGCGCCCGACAGCCTTATCCCACACGCGGCGCTTGTAACCGTGATACCGGATTGGCCCGCCATCACGATTCACGAACATCCATTCACTCGAAAAGTCCACTCGCGAGAGAATGTGATCAGGGACGTCGATTTCGCGCCGTGAGCGTTTCGTCTTCGGAGGACCGAGGTAGTACCCCTTGCCAGGCGAGTACTTCCACGCCTGACGAATCTTGACCGTTCCCTTGCGCTTGTCGATGTGTTCGGCTGGCTGCAAGGCTGTCGCCTCACTCCATCGGCATCCGGACGCGACGAGGAACTCCTGGAATTCGCGCCAGTATTCAGTGGTCGAGTCCTGCAAAAGGTCGAACTGCTCGTGTGTGAGCATCTGGATGTCGTGATCGTCGTCTTCATCTCCGCCCGCTCGTTTTAGCTTGCGGCCCGCAGCAGGGTTGCTGGGGATGCGTTTCGGCACGGCAGCGTTGAGCGCGCCAGACAGGAAGCCATACTTGTTGCGGAGCGTCTTCGCGCTGATCTTCCCCCCGCGTTTCGTCGGCGTCTCCTCCAGATTTTTGACCCATCGCGAGATGTCCTCTTCCGACAGTTCATCGAGAGGAATCTGCCCCAGCAAGGGAGCGATGTCATTCTCCAGGAAAGAGTTGTACTTGTAGATCGTGTACTCGTCGAGGCCCGTCAGGTGATCGATGTGGTGCTTTACCCACTCCGCCACCGTCATCTTGGCCTCATTGCGCTGCCGGGCGACCGGGCTCAGCTGATAGAGCTCGCATGCCCGCTGGTGCCCGTGAGCGGCGACTGCAGCCATGAATGCCTCGGCACTCGGACGGTCCTCCCACGTGATCGAAAGCTGCCGCCCCTCATGGCGATAGGTCACATCGAACACCTCGGCACCGCTGCGGAGGGTTCGGGTTCGAATGGACGCCAT